CTGAACGAGTGCGAGGGTCATAGAAGGATTTTAGGAGTAAACAGGGATATATCCGACGGTCGCTCCACCCGTGATCACCTTGATAAATCCTTGTGGGTTAGAGGTCGTTGCTCCAGACGTCCAGGTCGTCGCTGGGGTCGAGGTGGTCGCGGTGTAGGTGATATTGGCTGTCGTACTTCCAATGCCCGAAAGATCAATACCTCCCGTGAAGCGAGACAAGCCAGCCTTCACGTTGATGGCGTAGGCGTTGGTGAGCGTCGCGTTCGTGCCTGCGATGGGTGCGCCACTGATAGTTACCGTTGATGCAACGGTAAAAGTTGAAGCGGCGGCGGCGGCAAACGTCGGGGCATTAAATAAAACGTAATCTGCTTCTGCAACGGTACCTGTGGCCCATGTCATCGTAGACGTGACCATGTTCAGCTGTGGAGCGTTGTTTGTGGCTGTGATCGACGAGAAATTCGGTGGAGTGATGGAAAGCGAAGCTGGGGCCGAACTTGTATTGGTAGGCGTGATGGTGACTGATCCTGTGGGTGTAAGAGCAAGGTGAGTTAGCCCACCACCCGCACTCAAAATCATTCCACCGCTATTCTTGGCCCATAAGTTGAGCTGACCAGAATTGCTCCAAATTTGAGCATTGTTCGTCGTAGCCGTCGAAGCACCGCCTGTGAATCCAACAGCACCACCAGCGATGTTTAGAGCATAACCCTGTGTGATGGTCGCATTCGTTCCCGCGATCGGAGCACCAGAAATAGTTACGGTCGAAGCCACAGTAAAGGTAGAAGCAGCAGCAGCAGCAAAAGTAGGGGCATTAATTTGCATGTAATCAGCCTCTGCAACCGTACCTGTCGCCCACGTTTGAGTAGACGTAACGAACAAGAATTCTGGAGCGTTCACTGTGGTCGTTATACCCGTATTATTTGGCGGCGTCCATGAAGAAAAAGCAACTGCCCCAGATGAAGCTGCAGACCCGTTCCATACTTGTGAGCCAGTGGCTGCAACCGCTAAAGCAATTGTAGTGTTGTTCACAATAAACTGAAGTGTCGCATTATTCGGTACAACTCGAAAGACCCCTGCACGACCGAAGGTGCCATTATTTTCAGTAAAACCAACAATTAAACCATAACTACCTGCAACACCACTATTAACTGCAAAATAGGATTCATTGGATGTACCTGAACTCGACGTACTTATTTGTAAGACTTGCGTTACATCATTAGTGATGATTGCTTCACCCGAACCATTAGCTCGATGAAAAAAAGCCGTACATAAACCCATACTAAGGTAGCCTGTTGACACGGAGGCGTTTACTTGAAGCTGACCATCTAAACGAGTTACACCGCCTTTAGACCATAAACAATACCCATTCGTAATTGTAGCATTCGTACCAGCAATTGGAGCACCTGAAATAGTAAACGTAGCCGCAGAAGTAATTGTCGAAGCTCCCGCGAACGCCAAAGTGGGCGCATTGAATTGAGCGTAATCGTATTCAGCCAATGCACCTGTCGCGTAGGTTTGCGTTGAGGTTGCAAGTATAAATTGCGGCGCGTTTGTCGAGAGCGTGATTGCTGTATTGGATGCTGGCGTAAACAAGGCTGTGATGGGCACGCCTGATGAAGATGCTGTTTGCGCTACGGAAAGAGTAGCCGTTGGCGAAGCTGTGCCAATCCCTAAACGAAAGTTCGTATCGTCCCAAAAGAACTTGGCATTGTCTTGGGCAAGGACACCGGCTGGACCAACAAATAAAACAGAACCCTGTGTCGCACTAGTAATCGTGTCACCAATGGCTAGTGTTAAAGAACCAGTCACGGATAAAAGGAGCCGACCGCTTGAATCAACTTGAACTGGACACACCAAACCAGTCGTTGCATCAACCGCTAAAAGGGTTGGACGTGAGTTTGCATCTCTTGGCGCGTTTCCATCGGGTGCTGCCATATAGTTTAGCTAAATGTTCCTAAAAGATTTCCAGTCGAATTTTCAATCAAACATGCTTGCGTAGTACCGGAAGGATTTTGACCAAGCATTGATCTAACATCATTTGCATCGCTGGCTGCATTCGTTTGAGTTACCGTGATAGACCCAGAAGCCGCTACAATGCTCGCCAATAGATAGCCCGTTGCATGGTCGATTTGAAGTGGAACAACTGTACCGCTGGGATTCACTCCTTTAGCTGGTGGTACGCTGTTCGCATCGGGAGCGAAATTATCTATTTGTGGCATATTTGGTTTTCATTAGATCGAGGGCCGATTTTAACTTCTGACGATCATCAGCGATCTTACTTTCAAGGACTTTCAATTCCTTTCGTTTCTCATCCACCAGAAGTTCTTGAGCATTCAAATCATCTCGATCGTGATCTAAGGCTTGATATTTACGTTCTAACTTCTCCTCCTCATGGGCTACTGCATCACATCGTACTTGTGTTTCTTCTCTTAACTTTTTAGCTTCCGCTTGAGCAAGCTTTACTTTTTGCTCTGCGCTTGTCTTGAGAGAAATAGCATTGGCTTTTTCTTTCGAGGCAACCGCCAATGATGTTTTGGCCTCACGTAAGGTTTGTTCTACTTGTTCGTGAAGTTGGCTTGTTTGAAACTCCTTAGATGCGATCTCTTGCATCCTAACCTCCAACCACTCGGCTTTCGCCTTTAGACTTGTCTCAAACTCTTGTAGAGGCTCAAGGGCTTTAGATTTACGTTTCTCAAGCTCCCAAACAGTCGTTTCGAGGGCATTCTTGCTTATAGTTAGAGGTTCTATGAAGGCTTTATAATCACGTTCATTCGTGAGTTTCTTTAGTTTCAATTCATCATTGAGGCGGTTCAGATCGTTCGTCTTTTCAGCAAGAGCCTTGGTAATTTTTACCGTCTCCAAAATTACAGCGGCCTTTTGCTCGTCGTAATCTTTTTGAACTTCTTTCTTGCTGAAAAGTTGCATAAGACTTCTATTAAGTTGTTACGCCTTCAAACTCTTCTGACTGCTTCACCCCTACAACTGCTTTAGGTGGACGTCCCATACGTTTCTTTGGGACCGAAACCTCATCTACAACTGGAGCCGGCAGAGCCACACCAGCTAACGATGAAGGAATCGTCAGAGCTTTCATTGTGTACTGTTCAACCAAATTGGGGTGGCGTGTGTCCCAAATTTGCGTTTTACCTTTTCGAGCCAAGCGTGGATTGCTTTTCAGACCAATATAATGAATAGCGATATCACGAGCAAAGTGTCGTGGAATACTTTCGTTCAAGAGCAAACGGCCCATCTCGTCATCATCATCGGAATCGATTGAAACGCGATAGACGCAACCTGCCTTAAACGTGTAGTTACGACTGTCCCATTTACCGGTGAAATCGTGATCCATGTAGTTATAGACCACTTGATTTTTAGGATAGACAGGACGAGCTTGTTTCTTTCCATTTACCATGGTTGTTGCAACGGTCGGTGATTGACCGCTCATTTTATTCATGGCTTCGGCAACTTGCTTTTGAATCTCGGCATTCATTTCTTGAGGTGTCATATTATTCCCTGAATAATCTCCCGATGTTAGCAAGGTGGCAGGGATGCGGGACATCCTTTTCGAGGATCAGTCTAGCCACCTTGTATTTCCTTCTTGAGAACTAGCTCAAGTTGAGGAAAGCCATTTGATAATCTGTCGAGGTAAGCGTCTGCATGGCGTAGCCGACGTTTACGAGCGTGGAAGCCCATGTCTTCAGCGCACCTGCAGTCGCACCGGAAGGAGCAAGAGCAAGACCAACGGCTGTGCTGGAATCGTTCAACACGTTGCATGGTCCTTTAACCTGCAACCAACCGTAGTAAAGTTGAGTGCCAACTACAGAAGCCGAGAGAGGATAAATACACACACCTGCTGGAATGCCAGTAGCGGTCGTTGGGGAAACAATCGTGCCCGAGAATGGGTTCAAGATCATATCGACAACCGAACTAGCTGTAATCGCAACTTGCAAAGGATCAGCCAGCGTCAAGACAACAGTGGTTGAGAGAGCAGCCGCTGGATGAGAAGCGATCTTGTAGGAGTAACCTTGACCTGGTGCCGAGATGACGGACAAGAAACCTTCCGAATATTGGTTGGCAGTAATCGCGTTCGTACCACCAAGAGCAACGCTCACCTGTGTAGCGCCGATTGCGGCCGCGACTGGTGTCAAACCTTGTTCGGTCGTTACCTGAACAGGGCCTTGTTGAAGTTTGCCTGGAATACTCGCTACGGTGCCATTTTGGCAATAACGAAATTCCGAACCGTTGTTTGAATACATCTTGGTGCCAAGGGCAACAAGTTCTGTAAGGTCTTGGTTGAATGGGCCGTTAGATGGCGCGGTCAACGCGGGACCTGTGAAAGCTGTAGCTGGAGCAATAGCCATAAAATAAACTTTTGTGTGAATTAGGAAATTGGAGTAGCGAGCGTTCCTGAACCGTAGATCGTTCCCGTTACAAACCACTGGGTCGTAGAGAGGCCGATATAGGTTAAGATCGTACCGATCAAACCACCAGTGGTTGTACCGCTCATGGTAATTGTCGAGTTTGATGTACCGTTGGCCGCGAAACCAGCCGGAGATGCTGTGGCGATGCTAAGCACCTCAACGGCACCCAAAATGAATTGGGAACCGGTCGCGAAAGTTGCGACGGAATCACCAACCGATGTGACCGAGGTGGTAACCAGGAAAGTAAACTCGAGACCTTTCGCTGCTGTCGGCAGGACGTATGCCTTTCCAGCAGCAGTATCAAACAGGAAGATTTGACCGCTTTGAGCAGCCGTGAGAGCCAAGCCGGCGGCTGAACCATTAACGGCGTATGTGCCCTGAGTGGTACCATTGATAGTTGTGCCAGCAGGAAGTTTTACGCTTGTAACAGTTGAGAAATCTACTAACGAACCAGTGCTCGTAATAGTACCGGTCGTTGTAGCATTCTTGGCCGTGTTCCAACCGTCCCACATTCCAGGAGGTAAGACGTTTTCTGTTAATAGAGACATAGCGAAGTTGTTATGCGCCTTGCGCTATGAATTAGATACCTGCCGAGATCGCGTTGAGCTGGGCGTTATAACGTGGGTTTTTGTAGATCATGTTACCCGCAAGCACTGTGAAACCGGACATAATCATCTGGTTTACAGGGCGTACAAATTCAGTCCAGTGGAAACCGTATTCACGAGCCAATTCTGGGTCTGGTTCACCATCCATGATATCGGCTTCGGCAAACTTCACTGGCTTACCTTCTGGCCATTCTGGGAGATATTGAAACTCCATCGACATGTCGTTGATAAACCACATGACGTTCGCAGGAGCGATCATATCAGCCCATACTGACGCATTGTTGAATTGCAACGCTTTGGTACCACCAAGGCCCAAGTTATAGCTGCGTCCCGCGGCGTTCGTTGGGACTTCAAAACGCATGATAGGATCAAGCAACTGTTGATAATCCGTGCGCACGGCTGTCGTGGTAAAGATATGATTTACCATTTCGACACCCTGCCAGGTGCTGTCGTAGGTCGAATACATCTGGGCAAGCGTCAATTTGTTGAGAGTCGCAGCGTTTACCGTCGCATCCAATGCTGGATATGTAGCGCGGGATTGTCCACCGATTGTTGCAACCGTGTTACCGTTATCAACACCAGCAGCAAGACCAAGCAAATCTTGACCGTTAGAACCTGCGGCATAGAATTGCGTACCAACAAGCTGCGTCAAGTCGCGTGTATCGGAACCGATCTGGCGCTCAATCAGGTTAGCCACTTCACCTTCTGTTTGGTTCAGGGCTACATCTGTGTAGTTGAGCGTGGTTGCTTGATATAAGAACGCACATTGATAGATAAGTTTGATCGTGTTATCAACTTGCGAGTTGCTCAAAAGCTGGGCGCCAACGAACGAACCTTGGTTGGTATTTTCAGTCCACTTGAAAGCATAGGCGGCTTGCGAACCTTTCCAGGTCGAGGCTGCACCTTTAGAAATAAAGTGACCGGCGGCAATGTTTCCGACAAGGGCACCTTCAATCAAGCGTTGATAAAGGAACTCGAGTGTCGAATCTGAGACTTTGTTTGTCAAAGCCATAAAGTTTTAATTAACTATCTCTGTGATTTAAGAAATTGAGTGAGAGACATATTTCGTACTTGATCTCGTGACAGGAGATTTGGTTTTGGGGATCGTGAAACGACACCCGAACCAGCCATCTTTTTTGCCACTTCGCGGGAAGGATTTACTTTAGGTACAGTCGCTTCCTGACGCGTTGCCATGTAGATAGCGAAAGCCTTATCTAAATCGGGAATACGATGACCAAATTCGTTAGGTGATTCCGTGAGTAGATTTGCTGTTTCAATGATCTTTTTGATCTGCTTAAAATCAGCATTCTTGTCACCATCAGTGAATTTGATACCTGTTTTTTCTTCCCATTCCTTAGTTTTTTCAGCTTGTAATTCTCGGAATTGAGACAATGATTTTTGTTCATTGGTCTTTTCTTGAATCTCTTGCTGATGTTCAGCTTCCCTAATTTCTTTAGCTTTTGATGTGATCAGCTTGTTGAGTGAATCAACAGCTTTTGGATCTTTGCCAACGAGATACTCGGCATCGGGGTCTACGGCAGTCGGCTGTGCTGCCTTAGCACTTTCTGCCAGTTTAGCCTCTAAGTCGGCGATCTTACTTTCAAGAGCTTTGAAGCGAGGGCGTTGATGGTAAGGAATCTTCTCTTTTGGTTCCACTTCTTCTTTAGTTTGTACGTTGTCCGCGACTTCTGATTCAACAACAGGTTCTGAAACCACTTCCTCGGTCTTTTCAGGCTCTGGTTGTGGTTCTTCTTTTGATGGCTTCAAGCTTTCAAAACCATCACTTAACATGTTGTTATTTATTAAATGCGCTGCAATCGAATCTTTCATATAATGGATTCAGCCTTTCGGCCTCATTTAATGACTTACGCAGTGCTGTTCTTTAATGTCTACAACTCGAGGAAAAGACATGATTTGTTACTCTGCTGGCTCCTCTTCTTCGTCTCCTTCTGAATATTCATCAGGATCACAAACTTTGAGGTCTTCCATCATTCCATCAAGGCATTCTTCCCAATCCATCTCGCCCTCTGCGTATTCTTCCAAATGTTCTTCAATGATTGATTTGACGAGCTTCAGGCCTTTTTCCCGCTGTTCACTAGACAGCATCTCTTTGACGATCTTTGAACCAGTCTTTTTCTCAACGCCCTTAAGAGCTTCTAAATAGTCTTTCCGTTCTTCGCTATCTGCGAAATAAGGTGTCATATTTTAGGTTATTGAATAGGCGGCATTGGGACTGGTGCGGCAGGTCCTGGAGGGCCAGGTGGCGCTGGGGGTGGACCAGGCGGTGCAGCAGGTGGAGGTGGAGCTGCTGGCTGTTGTGGTGCTGCGGGCGCAGGAGCCTGTTGAGGAGCCATGGCTTGCTGTAACGCTTGCATGGCTTCTGGTGAAAGCGTCGTATACGCTTGCATATAGGCCATGGGGTTTATCTTGAGCAACATGGCTGCCCCTGCGGTTGCTTTTGGATCGGGATATTCAAGGCGTTCAAGTTCCGTAACAATGTCTATAGACCCAGAGCCAAATAGATCAACTGCTTCGTTGCGTCGCATCAAAGGATTGCGTGGGAGCATTGAGCCCTCTTCAACAGTGATGTTCAAAATCTTAGTCAAATCAGTCTTTGCAACACCCTCTTCATTTGGCTCATCTTGATAGACGTACATCATCTGTGCCATGTAGTTGAAAACGAAATCGACCATTTGCTCGATCTGTTCAACGACAGGAGCCGAGCGCGATGTGTCGTCTTGGTTTTTAATGATCTGACCACGCACTGATTCTTCGGAAGCAGTACCGGAAGGCGTAACACCACGAATCCCGAAGATGTTCTGAATCTCTAAACGTTTATCTTGAATATCCTCGACGATATACGCTGGTAACGCAGGAGCTTGAAATCGCTGCACAACCTTTGTAATGTCGTCACCTGGTGCCCTGATAGCTCCACCACGTTTTAACGCAGCTACGGCTTGTGTAGCTTGATCCTGATCCATCTTGTTAGAGAATACCCAACCGTTATTTGAATCGTCGGCATTCTTGTCGATCTGTTTGGTGCGCTTGTTTAACAAGTCTTGCATCGAGATTGATTGTTCAATGAACGAAGTGAAGTCAAACGGTCGCTCACCATCATTGAAGAACCACATGAAGCTAAATGGCATTTCAGGATGAATGAAATGGTTAGCTCCAAGAACTTGTTGTGTCTCGCCAGTCTCCTCTCCATCATCACCTTTAATTGGTTCATCGTAACCATAATTCCAGTGAGGATTCTTATTCTTATCCAAGATATGCCCGCGCATCTCCCAAAAGACATATTCAGAAGTCCACCACTCACGAAAGCCTAGTACGGTACCTAATTTTCCACCGCATGCACGTGTGAGCCATTCCTTCTGCTCTGGGAAACGCACGATCAGGTTTTCACCTGAATCAAACACGTATTGACCGATGTAACGACCTGTAAACTTGCCACCATCAAACGTTCCTTTAGGATCAATAATAAGTTTCTTTGGATCAACCTTTTCAACGTTGATTGATAAAGTCTTTTGATTCCACGTAACTTTTAGCACTCCGAGTAAGTCAATCAACCAGTCTCGCACCGCGGACCGGACTTTAACGCGTAAATGTACTTTGTCTGATACGTCTTCAAGACTACGACCTACAGCGTCGGCTAAAGCAATACCTGTATCTGTATCATCAGTCTCTACGTTTGGTTCAGGGTCTTCACGGGCTACCATCGGTAACAACGTTTCAACGGCTTGGAAGATTGCGTTATCTACAATTCCATACCCATCACCATTGCCTGTGTGACCATTGCTCATTCCGTAATGTTCACCTTTGTAGTATTTGAAGTTCCTTGAAGAACGCATCTTTACTTCCGCGTAGTAACCAGCAAACTCAGAAGTCCATGTAGAAGTGAGTGTTGATAACTCCTCGTCAGTCATCTCCAAACTAAGAACATCCTCGGGTGAGGTGATGCGCCCTTCTGTTTGGTTATCAATAGCTTTCTTTGTTTTGTTGAAAGGTGCGAAAAGACCACCCACTTGGTCAATAATGCCCTTAAGTGCAGGGTTGATTCCACCTGTCTCTGATCGTTTGCGACCGATGCCTGAAGCCATACAAAAAAGGCGACAAAGAATGAATCTTGTCGCCCCTCTCGTTACAAGCTAGGGCTTTCTAGCTAGAATTAAACACTAAACTTTTGGATGTGTCAAATATAAATGTTTCTCGCATTTAGAATAGTTACCCAAATCATCAAAGTGAGCGACAAAACTTCCCTGTGTCATATCAAATAATCCGTCCTGCGCGAAAGCAATGATCTTATCAAAATGCATATCACAATAAGCGTGAAATGCTTCTGAACTAGATGTCACGCCAATCCCTGTCCCGTTCAGGACGACGGTTATTGATCCCAACCCAAGAGGTTTTTCCATCATAAGATGTTATTGGCGCTTGAGGGATTGAATTCCAATCAAACGCATTAGGATCAACAAAGTTTCCGCCGTCTTTGAATCCAAACTTGTCCATTCCCACGCGAAAATAGACGAGTGCGTGGACGAGGTGATCTGGCCCGTTTCGTTGCCATACATATTGCTTTACACCTAACTTATCCTCTTCTTCTGTTCGGTAAATGTTAGCAAAGTGCAGCCAAACTTGTTGCCAGTCCTCTCGTGTGCCGTAGATCGGAATGCGCTTGGCACTAAACTCATCAATCAACATCTGAATCGTCCTGTTGCGGTCTACAACTACTTTGCCGTACTCGCTTCCTTCTCCCCATTGAATGAGCTGTTGGGTTTTTCTGTCTCGCCTGTAGTAAGTGAGAAACACGCGGCCATTATATCGCTCTTGCAACTCTCTAATGCCGATAAGGTCGCCTCCCTGATCGCTAACCAGGATAGATTTAGGCCAGCGTTTGAGGAGCCGTTCAAGCTCATCATAAGACTCGCAAGATCCCCAATGGAACACTCCGTCTTTATTTCCACAGACGTACCAAATTGGGAGTCCGGTATCAACACCAATAACAACGGGATCTTCTTCGGTGTGTTGCTCATAATCCTTAAGGTTTTGGAAAAGCTTATCCTCAGTCATCTTGCTGCCGCTTCCAACGAACGGTTGGCCTAAGACGAAGTTGCTAAAATTCTCGGCTGTCATCGTCCTGTGGGCTTCAATGATCTCTGCCGCACTTACCGAAGGAACCATGAGCTGGCTGATCCAGTAACCACTATATTTTGGCTTTACTTCAAATTTTCTGGCATGCCACTCTCCGTGACGTCTATCGTTATCTGATATTTCTTGCCCACAAGCTGCACATATAAATCTTTTCTGTTGTTGATCCACGTTATTTGGCCATTGAAGAAACTGTTGCTTTTTGCAAAATCCACAAGTAACAAACCAATGCTTTTGATCGCTTTCCTGCCAGAATCTATGAACTCCGTTTCCTTCAAAAGAAGGGTTACTAAATCGCCATTGCCACTTCTTTTTCGAGTGTTGGAGGCGCGAGACATATTGGTCAATTACGGGTTGATTAGACCGATCTTCTTCATCGTGAATGTTTAGATCGCTTGAGAATGATAGGGCTGCGCGTTCAGTCCAGGTACCACGCAAGTAGACTGTATTTTGTCCTATACGCTTCTGTTCAACACTGTCCTTATCTCCGCTTATCCAACTCTGTAAAACAGGATTTTCATTGACAATAGGATCGAGTTTACCGCTCACCAGATCATGCGCATCAGTAACTGTAGGCATTGTATATACTGCGTTGATTCCAAAGTTCTTTACTGCCCACAACATCTTGAGAAGAAACGTTGTCGTCTTACCACACTGGGCAGCTGCTAGAACAACTTGGAAGGGTGACCAGTCTTTCAGGATGTCCCAAAGATAAGGGTGTTCATTTAGATCAAAAGGCTTACCATTCTCTGTCTTGATTTGGTTTGAGTTTATCCAGGCGATAATACTTTGATTTTCAGCATCTTTGAGATTCATTGGCTCATCATCTCATTACGTCTCTTAATAGTTGAGCGTTTAGGATCGAAATTCGGATTGTTTATTGCATGCTGAAACTTCTCATGCGTACCAATCTCCCAATCAGCATGTCGTGTTTCCTTCTCAATCCTGCGCTCATGCTCTTGTTCTGCCTTAGTCTTCACACCATAGCCGTAAATCATTCGATAGATTGGTTCTGTTAGACCTTGTGGCTGACAGAAGCTCCTCAAATGTGAACGCCAGTAGCGAGACTTCCAACCTCGTGCCTTGTTAATGTCGTCGAGCAAGAAACTATCCTTGTGACCACAATAAATACATACCTCAAGTTGCTCACGTTGGTTGCTGTGGCGAACTCGAAACATGTGTAACTTCGCCGACCGGCAACGCGCTTCCTGTGGGACTAACATAATTAGGATCAACAGGTGTTGAGTTAAAAATGTGCTCACCAATCGTTTCTTCCGGTGGTGGTTCTACAATCGTAAACTTATCGGAACTCAAAGTACGATCCGTTAAATGAGCAATCGCGTGTTCGACAGCTTTACTGGCTACTTTACCAACCGTTGTCTCAGTATTTCTGTGCCACGTCTCACCAACAAGAATACCCGTAATGAATCCTAAGATTGCGGTTGCGGCGGGGGTGAGCCAATCCATATTATTCAATTCCAAACGCTTTGCTCATCTCTGCGATGAACGGACGTGGATTAACAGGAGTACGTGACTTAACACCATCGACAACAGTCTCTTGGGTGAAGTCGTTGAATACTTCTGCTCCTAGCTTTTCAACGAAGCTCTTAACAAGATCATATTTATCATCAGCTAACTCGACGGAAGCTTTGGCCTTCTCTTCTGTGAATTCAGCGTTGATCTCTGATTGAAACTGTTCAAGCTGTTCAGTGGTGTATTTCTCACCGTCGGCTAAGACATGGTCCGCGTCCCATTTCGTTTTGAATTCGTACATTGATTCCACAAGGTCTTTACTCTTGGTTTGAGCAGCAAACATCAACTCATCACCAATCTTGTCTAAACGATTGATAGAACGCACAGCATCTCCCCCTAAGACGGCTACTTTGCGCGTATCAAATGATTTTACAGCTTGTCCTAGAACACTTAATGAATTGGCGGTCAATGAGATTGTTTTCATATTATTTTATGCTTTCACTTCCGATTTAGTTTCTATCATTGCTACCTCTGTGAGCAGAACCATGATGGCAATGTTCACAGCGTTTTCTAGTGCACACCGGCTCACCTTCACCGGATCAATTACGCCAGATTTCATCAAGTCTTCATACTTGTCGGCTTGAGCGTTATAGCCATGGTTTGGCTTTACTTTGCTTAACACTACATCTCCCGATTGGCCGGCGTTCTCGGCGATGGCCTTTATAGGCTCATTGAGTGCGTTGAGAAGGATTGTGTGTCCCAAACCTTCGTCTTTGTCTGGTGTTTGAAAGCTCTCAAAGATTGAGCGGCCAGCTTCGATTAGTGCCATACCACCACCAGGCACAATCCCTTCTTCCATAGCTGCCTTACATGCGTTAATTGCGTCCTCGAATTGAAATTTACGTTCGGCTGTGTTGGTTTGTGTTGCGCCTCCAACACGAATGATAGCTACGCCACCAGTAAGGCGAGCTTTACGTTGCTTCAAACAGTCTTTATCAAATTGTTCCTTGGCAAACATCTCTTCAACTTCGATGGCTTTAACTGCTTCGTCGATCTTTTCTTTGGGACAATCAGCCACGATGGATGTGAACATCTGATCGGCCGTTACCTTACGAGCAGTACCGAGTTGATCTAGTTCTAATTTATCAATAGCCAAACCGCTTTCAATACTTACAAAGGTGCCACCTGTAAGCGTACAGATATCTCTAAGCATGCCCGCTTTATTCTTACCAAACGAAGGCATACGAACCACAAGAGCGTTGAAGACGCCTTTAGTCCTAGTATAAATAATACTTTGCAATACTCCTGGATCAATATCCTCACAGAAGATCACCAATTCGGTCTTGCCACTCTTGCCGAGCTTATCGAACAGTGGGCCAATCTCAAAGATCGAATTGATGCGCTTATCGGTTGCCAACACATGGACATTTTGCATCTCACAGGTACCACGTTTAGGATCAGTGACCATGTATGGTGAAAGAAAGCCCATATCAATCTTCATCCCTTCTGCGTATTCAACAGTGGTCTTAAAACCTGTCCCATCATCGAGTGTAACGACACCATCCTTACCAACACGATTCATCACATCAGCAATAAGTTGACCAAGTTCTTTGTCGTTGGAGCTGATCGAGGCAACGTTAATCAAGTCTTCTGGCGTGCAAGGTACAGCTAAGGCTTTTAACGCGTCCACGGCAGCTTTAAGACCGGCTTCGAGTCCACGACGCAAGGCTTGGGGATTAGCCCCAGCAGTGACGTTTTTAAGACCTTCTGATACGAGGGCTTGAGCGAGAACAGTTGCGGTGGTAGTTCCGTCACCTGCGTCGATGTTAGTCCGGCTTGCAACCTGTCGTACAAGATCCGCGCCAAGATTCTCGAACGGATCAGCGAGGCCGATGTTTCTGGCAACTGTAACGCCGTCTTTGGTGGACATTGGGCCATACTGTGTTTCTATGAGAGCTAAGCGGCCCTTAGGACCAAGCGTAACTTTGACTGCATCGGCGAGCTTATCAATACCAGCCTTGATCGACTGACGGGCTGCTTCGCCATATTTAAGTTCTTGTGGTTTTACCAGTGGCATACTAGCTCAATTTAATAGCAATAACGTCTTGTTCCGTGAGGACAAGATAGATCACACCTTCTACTTCAATTTCGTCCGGCGAGTAGCGTCTAAAGTAAACCTTGTCCCCAACCTTCACCAATGAACCGTCATCACTCACAGCTATCACCTCACCAAGCTCTGTGCGCTCACTGGATGCGCTAGGAGCAGCTTGAAGAATACTTGTGCTAAGTTCTTCACGTTTGATCGGTGCAACGATTATGTGCCCGTTTAGTGGCTTAAGCTTGTCTTGTAAATCCTTCGGTGAGCCCATTATAGCCATAGTCCCGCTATGAAAATAATTAGTAATCCACGATCACTTGATCATGGTTTTCTTTAACACATCTTCAAGTTTTGCAAGAGCCGCTAAGACTTCCGGTGTCTGTTCCACGTTGCTAGTTTTGATTTGTCCCGAGTGTTCTGTTTCTGATTTATCGTGGTAGCCATGCTTGCCCAAAACGAGCTTGGCGATGTTGGCGTTGTAGTTGCCGGCGAGTCCATGATCTATCAACTTTTCCTGCTGTTTTTGGTTTAATTCATCTAATACGTCGGAAAATTCAGGGTGAACCTTTGCCCATTCGTAGAGCGTGTCTATGTTCACTCCCAGCCAATTTGCCATGCCAGGAGCCTTTGGTAAGTTTACTATTGGAACCGGTCCGCCTAACTTGTCTTTACAATTAACAATATACTCCCGCGCCATACGGCAAGTTTCTTTATTAAACAGTGTTGGCCTTCCTGCTGGCATAATATTTATTCATTTTTTATAAATGATCCTTGTGACAGCGGACGCGCATAGGCTACTTAAAACGAAGACTTTCATATAATAGATTCAAGCTCCGTATCCACTACGTTTCGGTGGTTTAATTTCTCCTGTACAGATACCGTGTGAAGGTCAAGTAGATTCCTAGATTAGAAAGTACAAATAACCATTCACACAGTGTCTCTAAAGACGAATCAGGCTAGGAGGGGCAAGTCAGTTCGAGGACATTATCCATGTGACAATGTGATTGCTTGCCCGCGTGTTGCCTGTACGCTCTCTATCGTGAGTAGCTGGACGATACCAGTGATGGTATGTGGTTAGGTTAGCACAAAAAAGTTGAATTGTCAATTATACAAATTGTATTTTCTTATTGAGCTTAATTGACTCTAGCATAAACTTCGCATTTTTCGCTTCGGGGTTTTCGTCGCAGTAATCCTGCAAACCTTTCATAATTCCTTTGCGAGCCGCATCGCTTTTGTAAATCGTACTGTTAATTGTTTCTCCAGTAATCCCAGTAAATTCTTTAGCTGTTTCTACAGGCCGCTTGTCGGGGTAGCGTTCGTAATACTGCTGGATGGTTAAAATCTCAGCAATGGCTGAACCTTTTATTTTCTGGCCATCGAATGTTTCAAACCATTGATCGGCATGGATTATTTTTAGTGCCTCGTTTTCTTCGGAACCTATTAAAAGATGTGATCCTGTAAACGTGATAATAGCATTGGTTTTCATACAATTAGTTTGTTTGAGGTTTTTTAGCTCGTACCGTCATGGATTCAATTGTTTGTTTGTGCGGATCGGTTTTTGTTTTGCTTTGATGAGCTATTAAGGCTGCGAGCTTGTCACGTAGCTGTACTGGAGTGGTTATGGTTGGCGCGTAAACGTCTCCAGACACGCTTACGGCATAGTCTATGGCTGCTATGACCTTTTGGATGCCGTAACGCTTTATAAGCGATTCTGCGGCCTTGCGTTGGGTTAGGTTTCCGAATTGTATTTGGGGGTTGAGGGTATCGTAAAATCTCTTAAAGACTTGATTGACTTCATCGCCGCCAGCGAGAGCTGGCAGTTCAGTATTCTTTACATTCTTATCATTCTTTACATTCTTATTTATAGTGTGGCTTTCGTTTCCCCTCCGTTTCCCCTCTGTGTAGGTTTCCGTGTGGCTTTTGTAATTTTCTAGTGTTTGATATTTATCGTAGTTAAGCAAAGAAATGAACATTCCGCGTGTGGTTTTCCGTGTCCCCAACATACCCTGCTCCTTTGCCCATTTTATGAAACTCTCGATTTGATGCTTAGAAGCCTTGGTATATAGCTGAATTTCGTTGTAGGTCAGCAGGACTTCCCCACGTTTGAACTGCTTTTCATCTTTGTAGTTAGCTAACTGGACGAGACAGAACCAAATCTTGAACCACTTATCAGGCTTCCAAAAGAACACGTCACTCTCGAGAGTCTTCCTAGACCATATAGACGCGCCAGCAAGTTCGCGCATATTATTTTTTGGCCTCTGGAATCCAGGCGATATCTCCCTTAATCATCACTCCTCCATGCTGTAAAAGATTCTTTTTTAGTTTCTTACCTACTTGGCTCGTGGAATCATGCCTACCAGGTATGTGGGGTGCGTCTGTTAAGTTCACTTTCTCCCCGACCAAGAGCAAGCGGATGAAAAAAGCTCGCCGTGAATCCATTGGTAGAAAGTCCAACTGCTTACCTAAATCCTGCCAAACAAACTTCATGTTTTTAGACATAAAAAACCGGTAATGTTCCAGCCGTGAAGCCCCACACTAGGTGGCGCGGCCCGAACGCTAACGGTTTTTTAAAGTCATGGGCTTACATGACAAGCAAAAACACAATAGCACGTATTTCATCCATTTGCAAGGGGATGGTTTGACATACTATTTAACAGGTGGTAGCATGGCCTTGGCTTAAAATGTCAACCTATGAATCATATTGAAATTGCTAAAGCTCAAGCCCGCGAATGGGGTCGTATTGGAGGCATGCAACGCAAGCAATCAATGAAAAATGGTGGCTATTCAAAGATTGGAAAAGCAGGAGCAGAGAAGCGATGGGGTAAGAAACAGGTTGTGGATAAAGATGCCTTGACTTAATAGCAGGGGGGTGCTAAAGTATATCCATGAGCCTAACAGCTCACTGACGGACAACCCCTCGTACCTACGACCCGGTAATAACTGGCTCTTGCGTACGAGGGTGAAGAACCACTAATAACCCACATTATGATCTACCGATACTCTGACTGGAAAGCCCGTGAAGAAGGAAAAAAGATCACGTTTCATCTGCTCTGTGTCGTCGTAGGAATCATTGGTTACGTCATGCTCGCTCATTATCTAGGCATGTGAAAAAGAAACACACCGCCAAGCCATGTCCTCTGTGTGGAGGGAAACGGTACTGTAAGCCAGTGAGTATAAAGATGATCACCAATAGTCTGTTTGAACATGAGATGGTAACTACCTGGCGCGAAGTGTGTAAAAAGTGTTCACCAATATGAAACCTATTATTTGTGAGTTCTGTGATGAACCGCTTGATTATTGCACCTGTGAATTGCCGGAAGACGAGCCGGACCGAGACCTTTACGACGATAAGTGATTTTATTCATTAACAGATCCTATGGAAAATACAAAAGCTATCGCAGTGAAGCAACCATGGACGAAAGAACAAATGGCTCTTATCACACGCACGGTCGCCAAAGGTGCAACGCAGGATGAACTTGGCTTGTTCTTCAACATCGCTAAGCGTTCAGGACTGGACGTCTTCACCAAACAAATTCATTTCGTGAAACGCAAGGTTTGGAACAAGGACACACAGCAGAGTGAAGAAGTCGGAACGATTCAAACGGGCATTGACGGCTACCGTTCCATCGCTGAACGCTCTGGGACGCTCGCAGGCATTGATGACGTTTTGTACGACACGGAAACCGATGAACACCCGAACAAGGCCAGCGTGACCGTGTATCGGTTGATTGGTGGCACTCGCGTTGCGTTCACCGCCTCTGCGCGCTGGACGGAATACGCCGCCATTCATCCAAAATCAAAAGAAGTCATGGGCCAATGGAAAAAGATGCCGTATCTCATGCTCGGCAAGTGCGCCGAGGCTCTGGCTCTTCGCAAGGCGTTCCCCAACGACCTTTCAGGCTTGTACACCCAAGAAGAAATGGATCAGGCACAGGAACCGATCGTGGACGCTACACCGCCGACCGTTGCCGCGAAGAAAGTCAAGGCAGAAAAGCTGATGGAACGTCAACCCGTGACCGAAAGCATGACGGAGGAGACACCGATCACCGCCGAAGAGGTGGCCGAGCTTGATGCTGAAGCAGCCCAACAATCCTAGTATGCCAAAAGAAACAGACATCATCAGTCAGGCATATCACGGAGCCTACGAAATACGATTTTCTCCAGGCGCGCACCGCTATTGGGTTCGCAAGACGGGCGACGAGAAGTGGGAAAGCATTTCAGGCGTCACGACCATTCTGAACAAAGTCATCCCCAAGAACCTTGTTCAGTGGGCCGCAGATCAGGCCGTGGCTTCGCTTACGCCGCATTTGGGACAGGAGTTGACACAAACCATGCTGGAGGACGCCAGGAACGCTCACCGAGTCACTAAAGAGGAAGCGGGTGGCATTGGCAAGGCCGTCCACGCTTGGGTGGAACGATTCTGCCTCGGAAAAGGCAAACCCATCCCGCTGCCTGACGACGAAAAGGAATTGAACGGCGTCACGGGTTTTCTCAACTGGTGGAACAAGACGGGTGCGGAGATCATCGAAAGCGAGCGGTTCGTGTACCAACCAGAAAAGCACTACATCGGAACGATGGATGCCTATGTCAAAATCAAAGACAAGTTCTACGTCGCGGATTGGAAAACGGGCAAAAACTTCTACGCCGACCATTTGCTTCAAGTGGCTGGGTACAGTTCAGCTTTTCGAATGGAAACAGGGAACCAAATCGACGGCATCATCGTCGCGAAGTTCAATAAAGAGGACGGCACGTTCGAAGAAAAGATCATCGAAAACATTACGCCGCTCGAACAAGCGTTCGACCGCGCGCTGAGGTTCTCGCGTGATTTGGATGATGCCGTAAAATTGGTTAAATGATATGCCCAAACAACTTCCTTCCAACCGCGTGAAAGAAATAACAATGGAAAAAGGTTGCACGACTCAAGAAGCCATCCTCGCCTACCTCGACGAACGCGAAACTGAAGAGAAGCGTGTCGAAGATGCTACGATGAAATACAACATTGAACTGGCTAAGATGCACAAGTTCTACAACTCAAATAAAGCAACCCCTGTTACGCCATCTAAGGACGAAGGTAACAAGAATATTTGCCTGCCTGAAACCAAATGTAATTTGTGCGGCATGATGGGAAATCCACCGTGGTATCACCAATGTCCTGGTCTGTTCAACCAATCACACTGGGGGACTGACCATCCCCAACTTGTCGGTCTTGCTAAAGAGATTGAAAAGATGACGGAAGAAGCAAAGCCCTGTCGCCCAAGTAGAGTAGCGGCACCGTCAGAAGTCAATGAAAAAGCCAGCCTTGTTGAAAAACTCTTTGCCCGAAAGTGTGAGGCAAAATATAGAGATTTGGTGTCTAATTCTTCAACTATGACTTGTGGAAAATCACTTCCTTGTCCCGACCATCCCCCTCAACCAAAACCACGCTGGAGACCGAGCCTTGGAGAAACAAGTTATTCCATAGATTGGGATGGCGAAATTGTGAAAGACGGCGCATGGGAAGATTTGGAATATGAAAACGCGCGTTGGGCTTTTGGCAATTGCTTCCCGTCCCGTGAGAAAGCAGAGGCTGCCGCGCAAGCTATCAAGGAGCTGCTAATGAAAATACAAGGAGAATAATAATATGGGACACTGGGAAAGAGAAATTGGATACAGATGTTCTGATGATTGTAAACAGTCTGGCTGTCCAGGACATACAATGAAAGTGGAAATCTTTACCGTAACCGATTCTTTAAAGGTTACTCCAGATATTAAAGACGGAACCGATTTCTTTTACTTGGATACGAATCGTTTTGAAACTCTTAAAAAAGTTCTAAAAGAATGGGATTATAGTGGTTTCAATTTCTAACCCCTTTGGCCGCCATCCTAACGAATCCTGAATATGACTATCGAGACCGCTTGGAACGAAATAGCAATAGGAATGAAGCAAGATGAGCCTCAAGCAAACTTTGATTTGTTCCAATCCATCCTCCAACGCTTCGCCCTGGAGTTCGTGGAGGCGAGTGTCGGTGTGAAGCAGAAATGTACGCATCAAGACCCACAGTTTTGCAAGGACGTGAAGTGTCCGAAGATTCAGTGGAACGCTTGTCGTGAGCAAACCTTGGAGGCGGCACGTAAGATACTTGGCTTATGAACTGCCCACAATGCTCCAAATACATTAGCGACTGGCGATGGTGGCCGTTCTATGTGGGGTTCGTGCTTGGCCTTTTACTGGGAACGAAATAAATATGAGCCAAATCATTCATGGAGATTGCTTGGACTTTATTCCAACTCTCTGTGATGAGATTGATAGGCTCAACGCCCTCCTCTCCCAATATCGTGCCTTCAAAGAGGCGGTGGAGAAAGGTTTTATGAATCAGAAGGAAGGCAACGAATCGTTTGAAGACTTCAAGAAGCGTCGCGACGCCGCCCTGCTCTTAGCCCCTAAAGACGAATAGGTATGCTCAAATTCATTGACGAGCTTGCTGACGTATCCGATGCTGATATTGAGGTGATTGAGAAAATGTTACTACGGACGAAGATTGAAAACCACATGGTTTGGATTCATGGAGTGACAAAGAAATCTCCCCTCGCTCTTAGTCCTAAAGACGAAATGGTATGCACAAACCAAAAACCGTAACGTATTACTGCTACTGCCAAGAGTGCATGGACGAATGCCGCTTCACCTTGCAGGGTGCTGAACAAACGCCGCCAGCTCGACCTACCAAATCCGCCAGCCCGACCGTACAAGGTCGCTAACCATCCCTGGTATGAACACCTACTGCCAAAAGCACGCTAAACAGAAAATCTATCTCACCTGTTTGTGTGCTGTTGAGCATGGGTGTCCAGTTTGTAAACATGAAATACCTGATATGCCACCTATTAACGAATTGATCGAGAAGTTGAAGGGATTGGAAACGAGGGCTACGAAAGGGCCGTGGAATGGATTTGGAGACATCCTTGAGTTCGTGATGGCCCTCCGCAACGCCTTTCACCAGCTAGTAAGTGAGATTGAACGGTTGCAGGCGATGTGTTTCAAACAGGCGGTTGTTCTTGGCGAAATGCAAACCCAACTAAAGCAAGCCGAAGCTCTAAGATGTCCACATACGATTGGATGATATGCCTTGCAACCATGATGAAGCTGAACGTGATCGAGCATTGAAACTTAGACCTCTATGAAATCAATCATTATCTCACTCATTACTTGGATATTGTTTTTACTTGCTGCCCGTCGTTCTTATGTGATCTGGTTATATCTAGGCAATTTGTTGGATGAAATAAGCTACTACGCCAATAAAGACATTAACAGTAATAAAGACTGGCGATGGCGTTATAAAGAATTTAACAAAGTATCTCAAGTTCAAATGCTTATCAAATTTTGGAAACCGTTAAAATCGTTTTGGAAAGACCATTCCTTCCATACAGACTAATATGCTCTGTCTCACCTACTAATCTAATAAAATATCAATAAACATATGAACTCAATCATTATCGACGGAGTAACCTACGTCCCAGAAGGAACAATTAAAGGCCAAACAGCTGTGAACACTGACGGTTTGAAATACTGCATTGTTCGTACTTACAGTGCTGGTGTATTCGCTGGTTATCTCAAAAGTCTCGTGGGAAAAGAAGGTATCGTTTTGAATGCTCGACGTTTGTGGTACTGGGCAGGAGCCGCTTCACTCTCTCAACTTGCTATGGAAGGTGTGAGTAAACCAAAAGAATGTAAGTTTCCTTGCGAAGTTAACGAGGTGCAATTATCAGAAGTAATTGAAGTAATCCCATGTACCGAAGAAGCTCAAAAGTCCATCGCTAAGGTGGCGAACTGGAGTGAGTAATATGACCACTACAATCGCGTCAGGCAACGGCTACGGCGACGGCTACGGAAACGGCAACGGCTACGGCTACGGAAACGGCAACGGCTACGGAAACGGCAACGGCTACGGAAACGGCGACGGCGACGGCTACGGCGACGGCTACGGAAACGGCTACGGCGACGGCAACGGCTACGGCTACGGAAACGGCAACGGCTACGGAAACGGCAACGGCGACGGCAACGGCAACGGCTACGGAAACGGAAACGGCAACGGCAACGGCAACGGCTAGGCTTGTATGTCTTTTTGTCTCACCTGTGGCTCTACAACACTATGAAAAAGGCATTAGTTGAACTACGAATTCAAATGGTTATAGATGCGCCGGATTATTCAAATGATCCTGATGAAGAAAACTTAAGTGAATTCTATTTTGAACAACACAAGTGCGTAGAGGATTTGATAGATGAATTGAAGAAGACGCAAAAGGAAGGAGTCTGTAGGTGTAACGATGCCTCTATCCATTTTCTGGGTTTTGAAGGCGGAGAAAACAAACTGGAACAACCTGAATAAAGTAGTATAATGGATTAGCCAATGGTAGCGCGAGCTGGCGAGGTTCCGTCTTCGTCGGTTCCGTCGAGTACATAGTTTACGCGTTGAATGGTTCGATTCCGCCCTGGTGGGCAACGGGTTCGGCTGTGTACTCAACAGAACGAAAGCTCAAAAACTTGTTCATTTGATTGAGTTCATGAGGCGGCCGAGGAGTCGCTAAAAGGTGCATAATGAGACACTGGGGAGGCTCAACCAAGGCCGCAAGGCTGTATTACCAAGTGTGTCTGCCCGTCAAAGCGGGCCGTGAACTCTATTGAATGAATATGGCTTAGTAATACGCAAGCCTGCGAGTATAAAGATCGTAGAGGATAAGATTCACGACATAATCGCTAAGCCCCACTGGGCCGAATCATTTGAGTGATATGGAAGAGAAACCAAAAATAGATAACAAGAGAACGCTATCACAGAATCGAGCTTTGCATTTATACTTTACTCTCGTTGCCACGTCTTTGAATGCCGCTGGAATAGAAATCAAGGCGTCACTCCCCGACATGGAGATTCCATGGTCGCCAGAGACGGTCAAAATTCTTCTATGGAAGACGGTTCAAAGAATACTGGTTCAAAAGGAACACACGGCGGACTTGTCCACAAAGGAAATTGATTTGGTGTATGACGTGGTGAATCGTCATCTGGCATCGCTCGGCATCCATGAGGCATTTCCAAGCATTGAGACTTTGATGCTGATAAACCCCAGCAAAAGTGATACAATATCCTAATGAACTACTTCAAAGTAAAATCCAAAAAGAAACCATCAATAAGTCGTTTGAAAAAACAACTTGAGATTCTAGTAAAACAATTCGTGAAAATAAGGGACAAAAACATTTGTCAGCGGTGCGGCAAGTACGTTACAGGATCAGATTGTCACGGGTCACACGTCATCCCTGTATCTGCTGGGAATCAATTCCGTTTCGATCCTTTGAACATCAAGACACTTTGTTATCACTGCCACATAAATTGGTGGCACAAGAATCCTATTGAAGCTGGTGACTGGTTCCAAGCCAAATTTCCTGAACGTTATGATTACCTATTTGGTAAACCAAGAATGTCAGTAAAATACACGGTTCAATGGTATCAAGACATGATAGAGAAATATAAAGCACTTTTGAAAACTTTGTCGAAGGAGTAAAATATAAACACAGCGCGACATTCCCACATTCGTTTGTGGGTAGGCACTGATTGGCTATCTATTTCATCACTGTCAGGTGGTGTGCATAGGGTCGTAGCTGAACAGGAACCCGCTCAAATCTTCATAAACATGAATTGGTGAGGTTTTGAAACTTCCTCGCCCGTTCGTGCGCTTGACCAAATGTAAAGAAAACGGATAGCAAATTGGCCTCAAATGCCAGCTCCGTTTAAGACGTTGGTTAGGCACACGAGCGTTCGTGCGCTCTGTTCTTTGAAGAACCTTTATCGGAGCGCATCGACCCCAACTCTTCCACGTTGGGCGTTCCGTTTAACTGTCCGAAATTATCGGACGTTTGAACGGAGCGATTAACGCTCCTCAGAGACGGAATTGGTGAGACGTAAAATCTCGCCCGTTTCGTCCTCATTCGAGCTTGGGTGTCTTGGGCTAGAGTGAGAACGGAACGAAAGGAGATAACATGGAAACTGAAGATCCCGTGATCAAGTGGATGAGAAGCACTGTGATGGTTTGTCACAACTGCCGTCGAAGTACACGCCACGATGTGGGTGTGAAATACGTTGACGGAAAGGAGATAGACATTCGCAACTGTCTGCACTGCAAGACGCTTACGGAAAGCTAACAAGCCTTCCGTTTTTCATCAAAAAACACCCGTAATGGGTGCTTATTTGTATTCCTCAATAAGTTGATCGTAAGTTTCCCAAGGTATCCCAAGTTTGTTAGCGATTAAATGCTCCACAACCGTGGCAAAGTCATGGAATGGCGCGTATGGAGCATCAGGGTCGTTGCCCGCTTCTCCAGGCTTACCAGAGGCCAGAAATGAGGCATCGAAGGCCGTCACTTGTTCATCCGTCACCCCATTCTTCATGCAAAGGTAAAACTCTACCAATTCATGTACCAAGAGTACAAAGTTCATGTCGGCATCGCCCAAGTCCACGCCTTTGATGTAACCGCCGTAAGCAGTAGGAATCCAATCGCCTACATCTTCATTCCTGATATCTTTTTTATCCACCGTTTCAAGAATGAAGCGCATATCAACGGCATTGAGGAGGAATGCCTGAAATCTTGCCACATGCACAGACGCCGCTTCGATCCGTTTGGACGTGCATGTTTCCCACGCAGTTGTTTTTGCTGAACTTCCTTTTGAACTTGGAGAACCATTGGCGAAGTTTCATAGGCTAAAAGAGGTTATTTTTTAGGCCGTAAGCGTAGCGTTTCTGAATGGCCCCAGGATATGCCTTGGAGAGATAGTCGAGAAGAGGGCGGGTGTATTTGTTTGGAAAGTTGAATCCTTCGAGGTTATTGTAGCAATCCTTCGCCGCACTCGGAATCGAATCACCAGTACCCGTAACAACCGCAAGCTGATAATCGGCCCCAACCGTCACAAGTTGGTCGCCTTTCATCTTGACATCCATGTTCCAAACATTGTCTTGGATTTCTTCGTCGTAATCAACATCGGCATCCTCTGGTGTTACGATCTTTCCGTCACTGTTTTTGAAGTTGAAAACTCGAACGCTGGAGGCGAATTTATGAGGTGCGTTCTCATAAGGATTGCGATGTTCCATCAGAGCCTCGAAAAATTCTTTACACGAACCCACAAGAGCCAATTCGCTATAAAGGCAATTGAAGCCCGCTCGATTGGAGCAGAATTCGGAAAAGTAAGGCGTACCATCAGTTGGATCAAATAAAATGGATGCGTCAAAAATGAATACGCCCTTATGTGCCTTTGCCATTTTGTAGACAGCGGGTGGGAAGGCCATTTCATTGATCTGCGCTCCTGGATCCGTTGTGAAGACCAGATCGGCCGAGCAACCTGTCAAAAAAGAAATATCACCCGCTCCGATCTTCTTCAATTCAATATCAACAGTCGTGGCGACGAGTTTTCCATCGACAAACAATGCTTCGGGGGTGATCTCTACGGCATTGGCAATCTTTTTTTCTAACAGAAAACCACCACGCTCAAATTCCTTTTGGTTTTTCTCCAACTTTTTTGTGATGTCATCGCGTGCCTTTTCTGGATCATCAGAATCAGGTACGGAGGTGGGAGCAGATTCGTCAAATCCTTTGGCGACCCATGCGGAATCGGTATCCTGTAGAAATTGAATAGCGTCGGCTACCTTGGAAAACTCATGCTCTTCGGCTACCTCTAAACCAGGATAGTTGGCCTCGACAAACTTTTTAGCAGCGGCACGATCTACCTCTAACTTTCGATCTTCCTCCGTACAGTACAAGCCCATCATCTTACAGTCCTTCAACTGTTCGGCGTACTCAAAAACCAAGTTGAATCCCGCGAAGAAAAACGCCTCTTCAGGTTTCTTGTCATTCAAAACCATCTGAACCATCTTTTCAGGAGTGACTTTTTTCACGATCCCGTCGAAAGCAGACATGCGTTTCTTCTTGTCATCACTCTCTTCGTGTTTTTTTCCGTCAGCCGAGGTTTCCGTGGATCGAATATCAGGCAAAAGAGACACAACAACGTCCACACCTTCACGTTGTAAATGTTCAGCCACGGGAAGACATTCCCCGAAGAAATCCATGAAATAAGCGCGTTTCAAGGGCATAGGTGGTGTTGACAAATCTATGAATCCATGATACGCTTTCCGTGCGAAAAGTCCAGCCAAAAAAGTCACTCAAAGGTTGAGAGGTGGAGAAATCCACGCGGTAGCTGGTACCGTCGCACTCTCAGCCTCTGAGTGATTTTTATGAAAAAAATAGAATTGACAAAAGGGTATCATGCGAAGGTAGATGACGATGATTTTGATCGTATTTCAAAGTCTTCGTGGTATCTACATAGCATGACCAAAAAATCAAAACTGGTTTATGCCTCCAGGAAACTACCGAATTATGGAAAAGATGTATCAATGCATCGGATCATAATGGAGGCCGAAAAAGGCCAGCATGTAGATCACATAAATGGCGATGGACTCGACAACCGAAAGGAAAATCTGCGTCTCTGCTGTCATTCGGAGAATTTGAGAAACCGAGGAAAGAATGTCAATAACACTTCAGGATTTAAAGGCGTCGTAAAGCAGAAAAATGGTAAGCCATGGTCGGCGGAAATTACGGTAAATTATAAACACATCCATTTAGGAACATTCAAAACAAAAATCGAGGCAGCAAAGGCCTACAACGTAGCAGCACTAAAATATCACGGCGAGTTTGCTCGACTAAACGTAATTCCAAAATAATATGACCGATATTCTACTTGCCGCAATTCTCGCAGTGATAATCAAAGTTGCTGTGGATCATCGTAACGATTGAATGTAATCACTAAATGATATGCTTCAAACATTTCTGATTATCTGTTGTCTCTGGCTACTGATTACCAAAAACTGATACGGCTGCTTTTTTAGCTGCCCCTTTTAAAAGAGGTTTTGCTATGGGAGCAATCGCTTTGGCGAACATTGGGACGCGGGTTGCCGTCTCACCAACGATTCGTGGAGAAGAGGTAGCTGCCGTCGCTGCCATGCCAGGTATCACATAAGGATTATGGATCATGGACTCAAAGCCACCCATCCCCTCACTCCCAAGCAAAAACGTAGTTAGATATGATCCAAGACCCTCCGCTGTCCATTTTGACATGAGAAGTCCCGCGATGTCAGACATCAAATCCTTACTGGCTTTTGCTCCGAGTTGTTCCGTCACGTTTCGATAGACAATCGACTTTGGATTGAAGACGTTGAGTAGTTTACGGGCAGCCGTAGTCGGGGTTTTCGTCTCAAGGCTCAATGCACTTTTGGCTTGGTCAATAAATTGTGAGGCGGCGGCGTATTCTTTGTTCATCACTCCAACTTCAGGAGCACGCTCCGAGATATAATCCGAGAGGCCAGAAGAAAGTCCTGTGACGATGGCATCAAAGGATTTGGCAGCTCCGCTTGGAGAAATGCCACCCACACGATAGCTGGAGATGATCTTACGCAACTGGTTCATGCCTTTTGGTGTTGTGTCATCCCAATCATAGACGCGTTGAACCAATTCCGTGAGATTGTTCTGATAGGATTTTGGGAGCGTGGCTTTTGTAAAATCAAGATTGGTTCCCTTTGTCGGAACATTGAAGTCAGTGAGCGTCTGTGTGATGCTCTTTTTTATTCCTTGTGTGGTAAGTGCCTTTTCGGGAACTGACTTTTCTACTGCGGCCATGTTTGCCTCGTAAGCATCGCTGCGCGCGGATTTGAGGGCATCGAGAGCATCCTTAGCATCCTGCGTAATTTTCTCTGCGCCAAGTTCGGGATTCTCGGACATCTTTTTGATCGACGCCTGAACCGCTTCAGGATTTTCAATCGCGTAATTAATGGCAGCCTTCGGGACGCCGCTTAATTTCGATGCGACGAACGTAGCCGCCTCCTTTGCCATGTTTCCAAAAGGTTTGGACGCCGCAGCCATTACAGGCTCCAGGAGAGGCATAGCAGCCCCCAATGCGGCTCCATATGCTCCTTGTTTCCATGATCCAGTTTGGGCGGCGGAAAGCGCGCCTGTTTCTGCGGCCTGTGTAGCCATTCGAGGCAGAAGCGCGGCACCAGCCTCTTCACCCATGCCAGGCACGGCAAATTCAGCCACGTTCGCCGCAAGCGCGCCTGCCTGTTCTGGTAGACCTTTTGGAGCGAAGTCCTGTTGAGATTTTGTCACGCCCTGCTGGATGCCTTGTTGAACCTCTCCCGCCATCTGTGGAGTAAATCCAAGTTTGCGAGCGACAGGTTGGATGACATCTTTGGCGATGGTTTTTCCAACAGGAGTTGAGGCCGCCCAGTTTCCAGCCGTCACGCCGAGTTCTGCCGCGTTTGGAACCATTCCAGCGATCTGTTTTCCAGCACCGACGAGAGCTTCGTTCCCGATGTTGACGGGATTATATTTATTGATTGTACCCATTACATCCTCCGCTTTTTGCGTCCATGTTTCTGGTGCTGGAGTTGGAGCAGATGTAGTATTCGCCGCTGACGGCATAAACCCCAAATCGGAATACTGATTTGACGAAGCAGGCGCAGCCGTAGTTGGTGCGCTTGTTTTCGGTTGTACCGCAGAAGGCATGAAGCCCAGCGAGGAGTAGTCATCCATATTATTGATTCGTTTGTATCTGAGTGAATCCCTGGCTCAATGCTTTTTGAAGATTTGAAGCTGGCATCCAACCAGTAGTACCGTCAGGAGATGTAACCTGGACAGGAAGGTTCAAAAGACCCTGTGCGTACATTCCAGCCTGACTGTTAATTGCGTTGATTTTGTTGTCCACGAACCCCTTCAATTGATTCATATTTGAAGTGAATTGATCGACTGTAAGTGTTGGATCGACCACATCCAAACCAAGTTGGGTTTTCAAATCGGAAGCGGAACCGTAACCAAGGATTCCAGCTATGTCGTCGCCAAGAAGTTTCTGTGCTTGGGCGAAATTTGCCGCGTTCGTATTTCCGAACTCAACCCCCGATTCCAGTTGAATGTTATTCAAAGTCTTCGGGCCTTTATAATTTGCGTTCTTTGCGAGATTTATCAACGTGTCAAAGTTTGGATATGCACTGACGATGGCCTGTGCCTGCGTAATCGTGGCTGGAGTTGTGGCATAACCGTACTGCTTCTGTGCCTCGGCAGCATTGAAATTCGGATTGATTTGAGATGCTCGCATTTCCACCTGATTGATTTCGCCAGCTCCGCCACGGCTCATTGATACCTGTGAAGGCGCGATAGTTCCATCAGCGAGAGCCTGTGCCACACTTTCCAAGTTCGGGTTCGACAAAGGCGTTCCAGTTGACTTCGAAGATGTAGAAGTTGCCGAAGACTTAGCCGCACCGCCCGCTGGGATGTTTGCGATCGTTTTCGTGCCATCGGGTGCGACGTAGTAGCTCGTTCCGCTCGCATCCTGATAGTTGGCTGGTTGACCGCTCGCTGTCGTCAAACCAGAGACCGTTGGCGTAGGTGTGACAGCCTTACCTAATCCACCCTTCATGGCAGGAGTAGAAGTTGTGGTGCCTAGACCACCGCCCGTTGATGCAGGGGCTGAAGTAGATCCACTTGAGGATCCACCGCTCGATGTCGCACCACCAGTGCCAGGCTCTGGGCCGTATGAATAGCTGACGGCTCCCGTGGTCGGATCGGTCGTGGAACCCGTACGAACCTCTTTCGGCGCGCCATTCGCGACCGTGGCTCCCGTCAATGGGTTCACCAACGAAGCACCCGCCGCAAGAGCAACTGGAGCAGGAACGGCGGCGGCGTAGTTCTCCTCCGCAAATTGTTCGTCCGAAGTAGCCGTATCCAAAGCGGTTGCGCGCTTCGCCTGAAGTTCTTTGAGTTGATCCTCTACGTTCGTTTGTGAAACGCCAAGAGCGGCAGATTGCGCGTCTGCTTTACGCTGAAGAGCTGCCTGCTGGCCTGTGACGAAAGCTTGTGCAATCGGTTGACCTTCTACATTCACATCGTTCGACAAAAGGGTCGACGTGATCGCTTCTTGTTCTTCGTTCAATGTGTCTAATGTGTTTTGAAGTGTCGTTTCGTCAGCCGTCGGTGCCTCAGCCGAGATGATCTGACCCTGGAAATAGGTAATTTGGGCTTTTAGATCTTGAATTGAACCAGCGGGATATCCCGAAGAGCCAGGCATACCGTTGGCCGTGCTCGCCCCTGGAACCTGTGTGGAGACTGGCGCGCCCGTTGCGCCTCCAGCACCACCTGTGCCTCCTGCTGCGCTTCCAGTTGAACCGAAAGAACTTCCGCCACCGCCAGGTGTCACACCAGGCAGTGCGTAAATCTGACCATTTGATCCACGAAAAATCTGGCTTTCCGTCAGACCTGCGAGCTGGCTCGGCCCAGTAAGCAAGGTTGATCCTGGCGGCGGGCTCAATGTGTTCGAACCAGCGGGACCACCAGCATCAGCGAGTGTGATTGCGGAACCCGATGCGTTCGCGCCAGCCGCGGGCGTGATGGGCGTGCTCGTTCCACCACCAGGAAGAACAGTTGAACCGTTACCTCCAGGTGCGGGCGGAGCCGTGGTGCCAGCAGGCGCAACCGACGTACCGCTCGAAGTGGTGCCGCTATTCCCGCCATTAGCAGTCACAGGGGGTGGAGTGCTAACTGGTGCTGTCGTTCCATTTACTGCTGGTACGTTACCCGCATTTCCAGCTAGCGCGGGAGATGGAGCCGCAGCTGTTCCAGCGATCCAGTTTCCGTTTGCGTCTTGATAGGCAATTCCTGTGAGCGGGATGCCGTAATTCGCGGCCACGTTCAGATAGCCTTGAATGCCAGCGATTTGAGATTGAACCGCTGCTTGCTGCTGTGGGGTATTCTGTCCGTTCGCAAGAATGTTTTGAATGTTGGAATACGCGTTGCTGATGCGATCGGAAATCTGACTCTGCGCGTCAGTATAATTTTGTTGTGCGCGGCCAACACCCGATGCTCCTAATGCTTGAATGTTACTGGCTCCAGCTACGCCCATTTGTGCAAGAGCCTGAAGATATGTTGAAGCATTCGGGTCGGAAGGGTTGTACGGCGTCGATCCATTGATAATACCTTGATACCACGTCAAAGCTGCCTGCTGTGGCGTTGATGCCGCAGGAGCTTTTGAAGTGAAGCCAGGTGTGTTTGCCGAGGCTCCAGTCGGCGCGGCCACTCCACCCGCAGGCATTGGTGGGGCTGCGGCAGGGGCGGGAGCTGGTTGTGTCACGGGCGGTGGTGTCGTTGGAACCACTGGAGCGGGCGGGGTTTGGTTATACGTCGCACTTGAAGCGACTGCTCCTGCTTTATTTCCAGACGCAGTCAAAGCGGCTTCCTTTTGAAGTTGAAGGGTTGCCGCTGAAGGAGTGGGTGTGATTGGATTTGGCATATGGTGATTTTAGCACTTAGACCTGAAGTTTGATAATCGTTCCTGACGCTGCCGTAGCTCCATTTGATCCAGTTGCACCATTATTCGCCGTGCCAGTGGAGAAGTGTGCGCCAGTTCCACCAGTTCCCCCAGATCCAACGCTGCCCGCTGCTACACTTTCCGTTCCTGTATCGGTAATGGCTGAAAAAACCATGATGATGACGCCTCCTGGCCCAGGCGCGCCTCCACCGCCTCCACCGCCTCCACCTGCACCTGCTTGGGAAACTGTGCCGACTGTCCCGTTACCGCCGTTACCGCCGTTACCGCCGTTACCGCCAAGTGCTTGAATCGTGCCTGCATTGACGATGATCCGAGCAAAGATTGGAACGATACCACCTGGCGTTCCAGCACTACCACCACCTCCGCCGCCCCCAGATGATGCTGAATTGCCGTTGGCGAAGGAAGCAGCTCCATCACCCCCCCCCGTGCCACCAGTGGAACCCGCCGCGACCGTTAGTGGTGTGAGAGATGGGAATAAATCCTGTAAGAGATAACAAGCTGCCCCCGTGTGGAGGGTATTGAAGATCGTACCTGAAACTGTGCCAGCGGTTCCAACCGAACCTCCCGTGCCATTTGGAGAAGTCGATCCTCCCGTGGCTGTACCACCAGATGCGCCCTGACCTGCTTTAACGCCTGGATTGCCAGTGATAGCCTTCGTTACCGAAGTTCCAGTCGATGAAGCACTAGAGTTTTGACCTGCGCCGTTATTAACGGACACGCCAGTTGCGCCTGCTGTTCCTGCACCACCATCCACCGTTCCATTAACGGAGCCTGAAGCTAATGGGCCAGGAGATGATCCTGCGGATCCGCCTGTGATGCCTGAAGCGTTGCCACCCGTATTTCCGTTATTCCCATTCCATCGTATAAATGCTCCCGAATTGATTGTGAGAGTTCCACTGACGAATAAACGGAATCCGTTCGTCACAATGACATCCCCGCTGTTGAGCGTTGCATTCGAATAGAATGTGTCCCTTGTCAAAGTTTTTGTCCCTCCTCCTCCCGCAAGAGTCCCATCAGAACCGTCACCGAAAATGTCCTCGTTTGTGATTGGGGAACCGTTCACGACTAGCTTTCCCGATGCCGTGTCGTAGGTGAGGTAATTGCCCGTCGTGATCTGGCCAATGGAAATCCCATAGGTACTTGAAACGAAACCATTGATTCCGTTCAACTGACCAATGCGAACTTGCTCCGTGACCGAAGACCATGGAGAACCAGTGTGCGTCTGAATGCTCATGTACGGCGCATTGGTTTGATCCACCGTGTTGAAAATGAGGCCTTGTCCTGATTGACCATAATCAGCCACTGCCGCGCCCGCGCGGAATGTGGCGTTTGTTCCGTTATTTTTCGTACAGACATATCGGAAGAAAGTCGTTTGATCTGACACCGAAGAAACTGTCATCCAATTATCATTTCCACTGCCGTCCTTGATACGAAGAATGTCATTCGCAGCAAACACCTGAATGTGACCAGACGGCGGATCGTTAATATCCACATTGAACGTCGTCGGAGATGTTGCCGTCGTAACATCCGCGCGCAATGAGCCACCAGATAGAGCCAGGAGCGTTGACCCAGCCGTTACCTGAACGGAAGCATACGAAAGAACCGACGAATGGAATTCGCCGCGCACCAAGATGTTATTGAACTCGGCATTTCCGCTATTTGAAATCGTCCAACCGATTGATCCTGAAGCGTAGTTGGAAGAGCTGATTGCCGAGGATGTGAACGTGGCCCCTGCAATCGTCCCTGATATAGCAGTTATACTTCCATTTGCCGCCGATATGATGAAATTCTGCGTGTTTGCCGATAGACCAAATAAACCTGTTTTGTCTATATAAATGCCCGTGCCCGACGAAGGTGAAGTCGGGGGAACCGTCCCAAACGCGAGCGAAGCGGATGCACCGCTTGTGAGTGTTAGGCCAGTAGATGAGATGGTTGTTGAACCAATGGAGAATCCGCCGATCGTTCCGCTTGTGGCTGTGATGGAACCAGAGATGATGGCACCCGTGGCCCGTAAAACACCTGCCATTGTTACCGAGAAAGGCGCGGTGGCAAATGTACCACTGCCGAGATACAGACCTTGGTTTGTGACGTTGAAGGCGTTTGAGCCTGCTCCAGACGAGAGAGGAACCGTGAGCTGTGACAAAGCTGTTTTGATCATTCCCTGAACGACATCAGCGGTGACGTAATCCGATGTGTCTGAATTGTCCGAAGAATTATCCGATGAGGAATCCGAAGATATGGGAACATTATTCCCGTCGTAATAAATGTTCAAATCTTCGTACTCTTCAGCCATATATTTATTGGTTCGTTTCGTCTTCGAATGTCTCGATGTCAATCAAGATTGGGAATAATAACGGTAGAGCAGTTGTGCCTGTCCAAACTAATTGGAGGAAGAAATTGTTTTGTGTTGTATTACCAACAATCTGCGGCTGCTTATAGAGAACCTTGCGTTGGGCTGGGTAATTCGTGTTGTTGATTGTCGCCAACGTAAGTGTCAAAGATTCATCATCGAAATAAATCTTTGGCGTAATCGTAGTATTAGAATCAACCGCTCCCCCAAATGGGATGCGGATTTTTTTTATGTTGAAGCGTTGACCAATCATTGCCATTGGCAGGTTCAAAACGGATGCGAGAGTGGTAGACCCATAACTATCGGCAGCGAATGTTCCAGTGTCGGCCCAAGCCTGAATCAACTGATTCGATGCACGCGCGCTCTGAAGAGCAAGCATGAGGGCTGTTATGTTTGGATTGACTATCGATACATCATTCGCGCGCGAAATACACTGAAGACCACTGCTTAGATCCCCCCCATCATATCCGTAGGCAAAAACCACTGCCGCGAGGGATGGATAGGTAATTTGTTGACCCCAAACCACGCCCGATTCGATGTTGTCCACTGCTCCTGCGAGTGGAGGTTGACCATCTTCTAGTGAAACAAGGTCAGAGACGGTGTCGCCGTTGCCCGTGTACTGCGTCAGGCGCACGCCTGCGCCCGCGTTACCACTCCAAATGGTCAAATAACCGTCTGCATACGTCAGGGCCGTTGCCATCGGGTCAGGCAGGGCAATCTGACGATAGAAAGTGACCGTATTTGTTGGATCCCACAAAAACAGAGCCGCTTGACCCTGATTGATGGCTGCGGAGGTCGATTGGATGGCGATAACCGCGATGTCTGTGCCAAAATTACAGATCGAGGTCGGATAGAACCCGTAATTGAGGTCGAGGACGTTATACGCGGAGCCATTGTTGGTATCTCCTTCGTTAGTTCCTTTTGTGGTTGCTATTTTGTGGACTAAACCTTGACCATTGATGTAATCGACGAAGTAAAGATTGCCGTCCGAGTGTGCGAATGCCCAGTGGTTAGGCAAAGTCGCCTGATTGAACTGCGGATAGGTCGTCGCGGTCAACGCCGTCTGGCTGCCGAGTGTAGAGCCAGTCCAAACACCATCGACAAGCGTCGGTGAATTGTTCAGAGGCCCATACCGCGACACGTCGTTCTTTGAAGAACCCGTGCCGAAGATATAAATGTAGTTGTTGTAGTACGCCGCGCCTTCTGCGTTCCCGCCAGCGACCGTAGCGACCAATGTTTCAGATCCAAGAGCTGCTGTGTACGAGAGTAGGCTTCCATTTTTCAGCACGGCATAGATCAGCGCGTTCTTTGGCGACGTGATCCACTGAATGACATAAGAAGTCATCGCACTGCTTGAAAATGACTTGAAACTTGTGGGAACCGCCATGCCTGACGTAAGCACAGAATCTCCCACAGGTAGGTCAGGGTCAATCGCAATCGAAGCGGTGAATTGACCGCTCTTGGGCATATATTTGGTATCAGCGCGCCCGTTGGCTATGCCGTCGATTGTGATGCGCTTGAGTGCCATATTTTTGCTAGGTTAAGCACTAAAGTGTAACAAAAAGGTTAGGATTCGTCTGCACATGGTCATCATCAATAGCAGGATTCATGGTCTTCGTAGAATGATCGTAAACGAGCTGTGCGTATTTTTTATCGTACATATCGACTGCTGTGTCGTAGCGATCTTTCTCTGGCTGAACAGTCGCCCAGTACGGCTGCTCCGCTTCGTAGATTGGAAGATCCTGATACGCTTCGGGAAGTGCGGACATCTGCCCAATAGTGTAAGTGGCATTGGCTGAGATTGTGGTACCAGCATAAGGCCGCGTAAGTGTCAAGGCCGTCGCTGATTGAACCGATGCAATCTGATACCAAAATTCATCGCCGTTAGTGGTGGCAACATCGCTTGCGTTGATACGGATATAACGGCCAGCCATCGCCGCTGTCCATGTCGTGCCTGAACCAGTGAGTGTGAACGCGTTATTCGTTACCGCGCTTACACTGCCTGTCGTGTAATCAGCTCGGCTCAAATCAACCACGCGGCGGCGGTAGGTGTAGTTGATTGAATTGCCGTTTGAAGAAGGCGTTGGATAAAAGAGAATTTGCTTGTTAATGATGAAGTACCAATTCTGAATGTTCGAGGTAATTGTAGTGTTTTGGTTCAACAAATCCCAGAAATCTTTATTCGGTGCTTCGCTTGGAACGTAGGTTGTCGTACCAACAAGAAAATTTACGTTCTCCAACGTGTCGTAATCGTAGGGCAAATTGTAAGCCTGCTGGCTCGCGACGGTTTGATCGGTAAAAGTTGTTTGCATGAAATCCCAATCACGAGCCGCGCAGATCTTACGAATCGAATCGTTCATCAGTTCCGCACCGACCGCCAAGTTTGCCGACGATGAATCGTTGGTCAGCGTGCCATATAGTTTTTGGAGGTCGGTAAAACTTTTCACAGGAGGGGGGGTTAGGCTGATGTGGTTGAAGCATCCACTACGGTCGCTGGTGCAGCAGTCGTAGTTGTTACCGTTGTGGCTGTAGGTGGCGTCGGAAGTCCTATAGGCTCGCCTGTAACGAAACGTAGAATAAGATTCACGATTGCGAGGGCTAACACTGCGTAGCCAATCCAGGCTGTCGGCAGGAGGCCGTTCTGCTGTACTACCAGGCCGACAATGGCAGCCACGGATGTAAGCCCGTTAATCCAAACTGTTTTTGAATCCCAAAATGCTTTCATATATTTAGACGCCCGCAGCGGTCGCGGCGATAGCGTTTTGAGCGATTTGCAAACCTTCGGCGTCCGTGGAAGGAGCGGCCTCTTGGTTGAACCAGACCTCGGCACTTACGAGCTGGAAGCCTTGATGCGCCATGAGGGATTGAGCGAGCGCAGGGGATTTAAGGGAGATGCGCGCACCAGAAGTAATTGTGCCAGCTGGATCATTCACATTCGAGCTGAATTGGGCAACGTACAAAGCGTCCATGTTCAAAGCGGATTGAATGTCGGCAGGGAGTTGAGAAAACAACATATTTTTGTTATGCGTGAATAAAGAAACGTCCTCCGTCTATGTTTTTCCAAGTGCCTTTTGCTTGATCGACTTTCTGATACCAGGAATCGGCTACGTTGAAATCATTTCCAAAGATCGGAATAGACCAACCGAGGACGAAGTGTGATTTATTGTTCACCCACAGGACGACACCCGTGTTCGTTCCTTGGATAGCAGCTTTGATCGCGACATCATTCTCACCAACCGTGGCACCCGTATATTTCAGGTTACCTAGTTTGGCGCACAAAGCGTCGTAAATCACCAGACCATCTGGGGTAAACAAGGAGGCATCCGTACACACTTGATCTGGCGTCCACTTCATTCCTCCGTAGAAATAGTTTGAAAGAGTGATGACCGAACACAGATCACAACCATCATGCCCCACAGTGAGATTTGATGCGCCGAGTTTCATGTTGGCCCACGGTTGTTCTTGCTGGCCAAGGATGCGAAATTTTGGAAGTGCTGGCATACCTTTAGAGTTTGAAGAATAAAATCTTCAAGACAACTCCGATAATCGCTGTGAAGATGACTGCGGCAGTCCCATAGACAGTGTTCCTTACAGGAGCAAAATCACTTGACGTAACGCAATTCTCAACGGAGTTTTCTATGGTCTTAAACTCTTCTTTTGTGACGTATTTGTTCTCCAGGTTATCGAGTTTATCGTTCACTTTATCGAGAGTATCAGTAATGTATTTGATCTCTCGTGCCTGAACCGCTGCTGCCGTCGTCAATGTAGCAATGGCACTGGCAGCCGCTGCGTTGATCACGTTTTTTGCTTCTGCCGCGGCTTGGGCCACAACATGAGCCGCATCAGCAGCCGCTTCATTGATTTTGGAGACAGCTTCGTCAGGCATATGTTTATACGGCTTCTTTGGCCGATTCAAGATCGCAGATCATCTGTTCGACGTTGATCATTTGGACACCCTCGAATTTGTCTTTTAATTCGGCTGACGACCAATCAATCTTTTTCAACACTTCAATGAACGCATTGACGCCTTCTGCCATAGCTTCGACCTCGATTGGCAGTTTGTTACCCTTCGTCATTTCTTCCGTGGCTGCTGTGACTTGCGCCATAAATTCCACTGTCACAGGGACGTTTCCTTTTAGTTGATTGTTCAAGATTGTCAGTTCTTGCGATTTCGATTGAAGTGCTTCTTCCGTCGGTTCAATCTCCGTGCGGATTTTGTGGAGACATTTGATAGCTTTGCGTTGCGTATCAAGTGACATCCCTTGAAGGCCAAACTTTGAAAAGAAGATGGCAGTCGCGGCTACTGGTTGTGTGGTCGTAAACTTAACCATATTTTGAAAGATTAAACCGTGATTGCATTAGCGAGGCAGAACGCTTCCATCGTTTCACAATCAGCGAGAGCTTGTGTGTTGAGCGCAACGGCGGCGGTTACGATAGGTGTTTGTGCCTGTGTATTTGCTTGGATGGCATCAACTTGTACTTTTGAAAATGTCTGAACAGATCCATCGTCGGCAGTGACCTGAAGCGCGTTGTTTCCGTCGGCATCCTGAACGAGTGCGAGGGTCATAGAAGGATTTTAGGAGTAAACAGGGATATATCCGACGGTCGCTCCACCCGTGATCACCTTGATAAATCCTTGTGGGTTAGAGGTCGTTGCTCCAGTCGTCCAGGTCGTCGCTGGGGTCGAGGTGGTCGCGGTGTAGGTGATATTGGCTGTCGTACTTCCGATACCCGAAAGATCTATACCGCCATCAGCGCGTATTGAACCAGATTTGATCCACAGAGCATATTTGTTCGTCAGCGTTGCATTGCTCCCAGCTATTGGCGCGCCCGTAATTGTCACTGTACTCGCTGCTGTGAACGTAGAGGCAGCAGCAGCGGCAAACGTCGGGGCATTAATTTGCATGTAATCAGCCTCTGCAACCGTACCTGTCGCCCACGTTTGAGTAGACGTAACGAACAAGAATTCTGGAGCGTTCACTGTGGTCGTTATACCCGTATTATTTGGCGGAGTCCATGAAGAAAAAGCAACTGCCCCAGATGAAGTTGCAGACCCGTTCCATGCTTGTGAGCCAGAGGCTGCAACCGCTAAAGCAATTGTAGTGTTGTTCACAATAAACTGAAGTGTCGCATTATTCGGTATAACTCGAAAGACCCCTGCACGACCGAAGGTGCCATTATTTTCAGTAAAACCAACAACTAAACCATAACTACCTGCAACACCACTATTAACTGCAAAATAGGATTCATTGGATGTACCTGAACTCGACGTACTCATTTGTAAGACTTGCGTTCCATCATTAGTGATGATTGCTTCACCCGCTCCATTAGCTCGATGAACAAAAGCCGTACATAAACCCATACTAAGGTAGCCTGTTGACACGGAGGCGTTTACTTGAAGCTGACCATCTAAACGAGTTACACCGCCTTTAGACCATAAACAATACCCATTCGTAATTGTAGCATTCGTACCAGCAATTGGAGCACCTGAAATAGTAAACGTAGCCGCAGAAGTAATTGTCGAAGCTCCCGCGAACGCCAAAGTGGGCGCATTGAATTGAGCGTAATCGTATTCAGCCAATGCACCTGTCGCGTAGGTTTGCGTTGAGGTTGCAAGTATAAATTGCGGCGCGTTTGTCGAGAGCGTGATTGCTGTATTGGATGCTGGCGTAAACAAGGCTGTGATGGGCACGCCTGATGAAGATGCTGTTTGCGCTACGGAAAGAGTAGCCGTTGGCGAAGCTGTGCCAATCCCTAAACGAAAGTTCGTATTATCCCAAAAGAACTTGGCATTGTCTTGTCCCAGATTTCCTGAACCGTCTACGAACAAAACTGATCCACTGGTTCCACTCCCAACGGCATCCCCAATAGCCATGACTCCGCTATTGCCGCCGCTTCCAAAAAAAGCTGACATACGGGGATGTGTTAGGAGTTAAGCGTCAAATCTTGTGCGTACCAAACAGAACCACTTACCTGTTGAGAAGCCGACAAGTTGAGGACGAAATTGGAGCCATCTGCGAGAACAAACGGGCAGTGATCGCACGAATCATGTTCCCATCCCATATTGGATGTGAAGTCCATCACGTCCATTATTTTTGTCGCTCCGTTGTACAGCGTGATGTTGTTGCTTACATTGCAAAACAAGGTAATCCGATGGATACGGATCGTCTTTCCAGCAACGCCCGTGATGATGGTGTTGTTGCCAGACGTAGCAATCGAGATGTCCGCGCGGATAATCTCGCCTTTGTGTCGAAGAAGTTCTTGGGACATATTTTAGGATAAATCTCTCCGCTTGTTCCGTAAGTCAGTAACGTCGTTGATGAGGCTCTGATGTTCGTCGCGCAGTTTATTCACGTCCTTGATGAGTTTGGCGATCTCCGATTGAAGTTTCGCTTTCATTTGGGTCAAGGTTGCAAGTTGTTCCTGCTGCGCTTTTCGTAGGTCGCTCTTTTGAAAGAGCTTCATCATACGGCGGCTTCAGTTACGGGAGCGGGAGGAGTGTATTTAGGGCAGCCTTTTTTGTGTCGAACGCCCTTTGAATCGCATGTGTCGCAGAAAGGAGCTTTGCCCTTAATGCTGGAGCTTGGCTGATCTGGCTGCGGCAAGTGCGGAGGCACTGGCTTGTTCTTGTTCAAAAGCTCCGTGGTCATTTGGTTCTGGTCAACCTCCTCGGAATCATCTTGCTGGAAGATAATCTTGGCATAGATTTCAGCGCGCACAGGTACGCTATTCGTGCGAATCTGTTTCTCGGCATCTTTGACGCCAATGTTCATGTGGTTGATCTCGTCGTCGATCAGGTGCTTGGCAAAGTGTTCTGCCAACCAATCCTCCAAAAAGATTTCCTGGTGAGGTTTGAAGGTGTAACTGACGCTGTTCCACTGCCAGGTAAAGGTACGATCCGTGAAGTTCTTGAACAAGACGCTTTTCATAAGGGTTTGGCGGTGGATGAGTTCCGCTATTTGACATCCGACGGGGCTGTTTTAGGCACAGCCCCGATAAGCCTTTGAACAATTAGATGTTCAAGAAAACCAAGTTGTACTTCGTTGTCACGCCCGTTTGAGCGGCCATGCCGATCTGAACGGTCGTCGCAGCCACCGTCATCACAGCACCAGCGGTGTTGGTTGAAGGGGAAACGCCGAGGCCGACGGTCGTACCAGCATCGTTCAAGACAGCGATCAAACCTTTCGTCTGGAGGAAGCCGAAATCTGTCGCAGCGACAGGATAAAGAGCCACACCAGCAACGGCGTTGGTTGCGGTCGTAGGATAGATGATGGTGTTCGCGTACAAGTTCGGCATCAAGCTGATGCGCGAGGTCGTGTCGAGCGTCGTGATCACAGGATCTTCAATCGTGATGACCACCGTACCAGTCGTGGTGGACTGGGCCGTGTTGGTTTTCACGAAGAAGGTTTGACCAGCACCCGTGCCGTCGTTCACGAAGCAATAGCCGTTCGCGTATTGACCGAGTGTCGAGGCGGTGCCGCCGAGCGTTGCGCTGATGGATTGACCACCAGTGACAGTGAACGGTGTGACGCAAACCATGTTTTGGTGGTTGGCGACGACAGCCGCGCCTTGATAGACCTTACCTGGAACCCAGGCGGTCGCGCCGACTTGGGCGTAAACGAACTCGCGACCGTCCGTTGAACGGATACGATCACCGAGGTTCGCACCTTGTGTGGTGTTGTCCGAGAAGGCCAGATCAGGCGCGGTGACCATTCCTGGACAGAGTTTTGTAGCCATAAAATAGGGCTTAGATGATTTATGTAATCGGTGTGGCAAGCGTACCAGAGGCGGCGACCAAACCTGTTACGTTCCACACGGTCGCGGAGATGGCCGTGAACGTGAGCGTGGTCCCGATCAATCCACCCGTCGTTGAACCGTTCATCGAGAGGGTGTAGTTGCTCGTTCCGTTTGCGAAGAACGCTTTGGTAGTAGCCGATGCGCTGATAAGCGATTGAACCGCGCCTGAAAGAAAGATGCTTGACTGGACTGCTGTGACGCTGTGCGCGTTGGAGGTAACCGACACGCTCACAATGAACGTGAAGATCATCCCCGCAACAGGCGTCGTCGGTAGCGTATACGCGATACCCGTCGCAGCATCCATCAAGAATACCTGACCGCTTTGGGCGGCCGTGAGCGCAACGGTCGCGCCACCAGAGGCGTTGACTGCGCCTGGAACACCGAGCACGCCGCCAATCGTCGTACCAGCGGGAAGCGTGGTCGCACCCGTAACAGCGAGCGTGCCCGTAACAGCGAGCGTGCCGCCGAGTACCACGTTCTTGTTCGTGTTGAGCCCCTGGTACTTCACCAGAGGCAAAGCATCTTCGAGTAACATCGACATAATCTTGTAGACCCTCCCCCGTAAACGGGGTCAAAGGTGATTATTTTTTCTTAGAAGACCAGAATCGTTTAGAACGTAGTTCACTCACTCGTTTCGCCTGCCAGTCTTTCATTTCGGGACGATCCCAATGTTCGTGGCTATGCGTCGACTGAGTAAGCAGTTCAAGATTTTCTGGTCGATTATCGTCTTTGAATCCATTGATGTGGTGAACAACCTCATGCTCTTCGAGCAATCTTCCAAGTTTTGTTTCCATCACAAGGCGATGTTCTCGAACATATCCATTCGCTAATGCGTTCGGATGATCTGGCTGTCTCACATAAACGTATCCATCTTTGCTTAAGACCTTTCCGCCTTTCCAAACATTGTTTCCGTTTCCAGTTCCATGATTGAGAGTCTGAATGACTTTCAAACGATGTTCCTCGGTTAGTTTCTTCCCAAGATGAGCCTGACGCAGCTTTTCTTTGGTTTCTATCGAATGATGATAACCAAGCCGTGAAAATGGAATCCCTTTAGTTGAGAACGGACGAGCCTTTACTCCGAGCTTTTTCAATCGGCGCGAGATTGACTTTGCGTCGCAGCCGAATTGCTTACCGAGGACTGTCATTGACTTTCCTTCGGCGTATTCCTTGACGAGCTGATCTTCGTTGAGAGATGTGGGTTTCATAGGCCACTATATTCTCACTTCTGATCTACACCGTCAAGCAATTTTTACACACCTGTCACGCCTGTCAAAACGCCCTGGCGCAACGGGTTGTCGCAGCAGAGTTCGCCACCGAGGTAAATGTGACCGACGACAGCAGCGGCATCCGAAGGCTTGATCCAGCCGCTCCATGAGAAGCCGAGGCCCAGCACGTTCGAGTAATCGTTGCCTTCGATGTCAACGGACTTGTACTTAATGGCTTCCGTCATCGCCATCGGGAGCGCGCGCCACTCAATGAAGTTTTCGTTCAAGAAGTAGAGGTTGCCGACCGTACACTTTTCATCAGCCAAGATCGCGAAGCCCTTATAGTCCAAGCCAGTGAAGCCTGTACCACCGATGAAGCCCGACTGGGAGTTCAAGCCCTTGTTGTCGTTCTTCATGTTAGCTGGCGTCTTGTTGATGCGTTCTTGCGGCTGGAGAAGCTGTTCGTACAAAGCCCAGGTCGCGGGATCGGTCACACCGACAGTCGGCTTGATCGTGCCAGAGGTCACGGCGTTGTAGAGCGTCGCCATTTTCGGCAAGGACAGTGTGCCGCCCGAAGCCGTTTTGGTTGCTTTGATGGTTGGGAAAGTCGTGCGGGACAATCCACCGAACGTCGCAACGGAAGTACCGTCATCGACGATCGCAGCGAGACCCAAAGGATCTTTGTTTCCGTTGCCCGTGCCATCGAGATAGAACAAGCCACCGACCGAATCGGCCATGTCTTGTGCGGCACCCTTCACTTCGATCGCAGCGAGGTCGATGATCTGATCATCCGTCGCGTTGGCGGACAATTCATCAAGCGGCAAGGCGACCGAGATTTGATAGAAAGCAGGATCGAAGGCCAAGAGCTGGCGGTTGTTCGTGGCGGACGTGGAGAACGTATCCATGCCTGCGAACGAGGTTCCCGTGCTGTTCTTAGAGACTTTCACTGGGTACTTCATTTGGTTACCGCTCCACTTTTTCGCGCGCGATACAGTGCGTGTGAAGAACACGTTGCTTTTAAGCACAGTGTCAACCACGAAAGGCATCAGCTTGAAACGTGTGGTAGTGGTAACTCGATTGCCTAATGTAGCCATAGAGTTGAATGAGTGAGATTAAAACAGGTCGGTTACGTCTTTTCCTGCGAAGTCCGCAGCGGTCATGTAGTCTTTTTCACCGCTTCCATCACCGCCGCTGTGCGAGGGTGACAGTGAATTGGCGAAGGACTTGCGCGCACCCATGCGGGCTGCGTTGGAATTGCCGTTGATTTTTTCCATCAGCGTCAGACCCTTGGCCAGATCGTAGTTTCCGTCTTGATCCATGACTGGATTTTCGAGCATAAACTTCGCGAGTTCCTGGCGTTGCTCTGGGGTTTTGATACGCCCGCTTTCTTCAAGCGCGGCATACTGATCGTCGATGAAATCATTAGCTTCTTCAGTTGCTCGCTGCTCCGCAAGTCGTGGAGCCTCTTGTTCGCGAACCAATTCTTCCTTCACGCGCTGACGTTCAGACGCTTGATGGGCTTGGTATGCGTCCCAAGCGGCCTTGTCGCCTCCAAACCATGCTGGCACCGCCTGATCAGTGCTGGCGGCTGGTGCGGCGGCTTGCGTAGCTTTACGCTCCTGCTCTTCCTTGAAGGCAAGAAGTTCTTCGTTCTGGCGTAACAGTTCGCGATTGCGGCGCGCAACTTCGCGCAAGCGACCAACTGGTACTTTGTGCGATTCCGCACTCTTAGGATCAGTGACTTCGCCAGGAGTATTCTCGCCCTCCTGCGATGGCTCGTCTTCCTCTGATTCTTTGTCCGCTAGCGGGGCGGGAGGAGTTGTCATCTCCTCTGTCTGCTCGACAAACGGATCTTCACCGTCGGTCGGCAGGCTCGCTAAAAAGTCTGACACAAGGTTTTTGGTTTAATTGTGAATGAAATTACTTACCTGGCATCGGCTGTGGCGCGGCGGCGGCAGCCTTCAACGCGTCGGCTTGATAGCCCAGTTTCGACTTTTTCTTTTTCTTCATCGGCATCTTTCCTTTCGGCATAGCTGCGGGCGGGGGAAAAGGCATACATCTTAGGCTAAGGGGTTATTAGAGGCTCCGAGCGCAGGCATCGGGCCTGCTGGAGGTGCTGGGGCTTGTTGCGGTGGCGGTAGACCCGCTGGGGAACCAGGCGGCGCACCAGGGACACCAGGCGGTGCTGGCGGCGCGGCTGGCCCACCCGCAGGTGATACCTGACCAGAATCATCTGGCTTCTGTGGCTGATTCAATTCTGGGAAGAGCGAAGCAGGATTTGATTTCCACAGATACAAGTTCTTCGCGGCCTCGCGTGGGTTCGGGTAATCGAGGCGTTCAAACAGCGTGATAGGATCGAGCGCACCAGCCGAGAACAATTCCACGGCTTCGTTGCGGCGCGACATCGGATCTTGCGGGATCATCGAACCTTCCTTGATCGTGACGCGGATGCGGCGGTTCAGATCCGACTTCTTCAGCTCGACGTACTCGACGGCGTTTTCCTTCCCGATGATCGAAGCAGTGTGATCCTCGGAGTAGTAGACGTAGAAGAGTTGAACCCACCAGTTGTAAATGTTGTCGGCTGCCTGTTCGATGAAGGCTGTGACACCCCCACCGATTCGATCCAATTCCTGCGAGCGCGCGGCTGCTTGACCCTTCTGCGTCTTGGAATCGCCTTGAGCAGCTTGACCACCCGACAAGACTTTCGTTCCAAATATGCCTTTGAGTTCGTTGCGATAGTCCAGGAGTGTTTGATAGACCATCGGAGCCAACTCTGGGGCTGCTAGGCGTGCGATGGCTTTATTCACGTCACCGCTTGGAACCCAGATCGTGTTGCCCTTGCGGACGGCTCCAGCGACGCTGTATGCCTGCTCCTTGGTGAACACGTCGCCCGACACTGCCAAACCATTGTTGGTATTCTGCGCGTTCTTGCGGATCTGTTTGTTCAGTTCGTTGATGTTCTTTTGGTTTGGAATCGCTTGCTCGAACATGTTCGTATCGTCCACTGGATGCTTGCCCAAGTTGAAGACCGACAGGAAGATGAACGGCATTTTGCGCTGCTGGAAGTGGTTCAACCCACGGCGCAAGGCTTTCGGACTGACACCTGGAATGTTCGGATCAGGCGGGATGTCGTAGTTCCAGTGAGGATTGCGGCCTTTGGAAAGGACTTTCTTCTTCAACGTCGAGAACGTCATGTCGGGCGTCCACCACTCGATGAAGCCGATCTCAGTTGCATCGTTGTCCTTTGATTCCGTGTCGATTTCCTTGGCCATCGACTTGAACATGCGCTTCATGTCGCCTGCCGTTTCCTTGCGGTGAATGCCGAGGTACCCGCCCGTGTACTCGCCTTTCTCGTCGATCGTGGCATCAGGGTCGAGGATCATCACCTGTGGACGTTTGACGACCGTCTTGATGTCGTCCGACTGCTCTGACCAACCGACCTGCACCACACCGAGGAAGTACATAGCCCAGTAGCGCGTGAGACGCGACAGGCTGATTTTGAGCGACTGACGATCGGCCTGGAAGCGGAGGAACTGGGCCACCTTGTCCGCGAGATCAATGCCGTCAGGCGTGTTGTCCGTCGTCACGACTGGATCAGGATTGCGCGCCGATGAGAACGGGATGAAGGTTTCGAGAGCTTCCCAAAGCGTGTTGTCCGCCATTGGATCGTTCTTCACCATGTCGTCGATGTTGTTGTTGAACGCCTTGCCCAACCAGTATTCATCCGAGGCTTTGCGACGCTTCTGAAGGCCAGAATCAAAATCCTTCCAGCGATCCTCCCAAGTTTTCGCTGATTTCAAAAGATCAGCGTCATTGGTGTCTGTTTGTAATTCAGGAAGAGAAGGCGTGAGTGGGCCTTCCATCGTTTCCAGTTTTTCGGGATTCTCAACCTTGTTGATATCTTGGCCAAGGGAGAAGAATCCATCGAGTAAATCAGGAGAACCCATACAAAAAGGCGAGACACCAAAGAATAAATTCTTGAAGGTATCCCGCCGCTGTATAGGTAGGGAATCAGGAGCAACCGAGTACGGCTAAGTTGTCTTTACGTTCCAATTTCTTGATACAACCCGCGCTATCATAGTGGATTGTAACACTTCCTTCCGCTATGTCAAAAGCACCCGAAGCAATCAAGATGTTTGCCAGGTCAATGTACCGCTGGATCTTGGTGTCAGCCGATACGATCTGGATTGAAAGCAGGGTGGGTGGCATATCAATCATCGGTTACCTCGTCCTCGTCTGGAAACGCTGGCGATGGCGCGTGCGTCTTGCCGAAGATGAGCGATGGCGACGGTCGAAGCTCGGTTGAGTCCTCGCCTGATGACATGAACGAGGCTTGACCCTTCTGCCCGTATTTCTCCATGCCGACGCGCCACAGCACCGTTGCGTGCGCCCAGTGATCCATGCCGTTTGAAGAGAGCCACTGGAAGATGTCGTTGGCCCGCGAATCCTTGCCGTTGACCTTGTAGAGCGTGCGCCAGTGTTTGATGTAATCCTCCCAATCCATCAGGTTGCCTTGAAGCGGGATGCGGCGCGTCAGGAACTCGTCAATCACTAACTGGATCATCGGGTTACGATCCGAGGCCACGGAGCCGAAGTCTTGTTTCTCACCCCATTTTATAAGATTGAAGTTCTTCTTGTCGCGTGCGTAGTGGTTCAGAAACACTCGACCAGGGAACTTCTCACGCAACTCGCGCGGCCCTGTGATGTCAGGGGCACCATCGACGATCAGAACAGCAGTTGAATCGTTGCGAAGATATTGCTCGATCGTCTTCCAGCTTTCCGTCACGCCGTAGAAGTAAAGTCCCTCGGAGTTGCCCATGACGTAGTGCTTCTTGACGCCACTATCGCAGCCGATGATTGTTCCCTTCTGCGAGTTGACCTGGAGCGTCATGTTGCGCGTGAAGATGTCGTCGCTGATCGACGAACCATCCACAGCGTATGGCAGACCGAGAACCGATCCCCAAAAGTATTCGTGTCCCTTGGTGTTGAAGTATCCCAGGATCTCGCGTGCCGTGACCCAGGGAGCCATCATCAGGCTCATGTGGTAGCCAGACCATTCACCAACAGCTGTGGGCTTCCAGACGCCAACCCGACGTGTCTCACGGGTGATCTCGGCGTCACAACCGAGACATTGGTAACACTCGCGCACCTTGTCGATGGATTCAGGCCAGCGAAGATACTGCTCCTCACCACACTCGGGGCAGGTGATGAACCATTCTTTCTTGTCCGAGAGTTCCCACGCAACGGAGCCAGCCGCACCCATGTTGCGAGGGTTGGTGAACTGCCACTTGCCTTTGTACTTGGACTGCTGAAGGCGTGAGTCCAGCTTCTCGATGTTCTCCTGGCTCGACGCGTCGAGTTCGTCGTTGACGTTCAGATCCGACGTGGTGATGAGCGTGTCGGCCAGCGTGTTGGTTCCCTGGTAGTTGACCATGTTATCCCCAACCTGCTTCTGTTCGAGCGTGTCTGATGTTTTGATGTACTTCTGAAGCTCTGGGTTGTTTTCGATGATGCGGTTGACCTTGGAGCGAACGAAGCCGTACATCGCATCCATCGTCGGCAGTGTGTAGATGATCTCAAACCTTTTATACTTTGCGGCCCACAGAGTCTTGATGATCATCAGCGTTGAGAAGCCGAGCTGCGCTGCCTTCAGCACGATCTGAAGCGACGACCAATCATCAGCGATATCAAAAAGAAAAAGATGGTCGCGCCAATCGAGCGATTCACCTTTCTCGTTCTTCACGTTGTAGAGATCAAGCCAAATGGAAAACTCCAACGTCGTCAGGTCGATGAGATCCTGCTTAGTTGGACTTGACGTATTTTGTTCGGACGTTGGTTTTGATCCCATGTGAGAGGAGAGCCAATTCTTCCAAACGAGCCTGATCAATGTTCACTTGAAGCACTTCAGCCTTAATGGGCGCGTATGTCCCATGAACCTTGAAAGTCATGTCAGCAGCCGTCAAACGATCTCGCGCTTTCTCTTCCACATTGGTAAGGATCTCGCTCACAACTCCCTTGGCAGTTTCAGGATCGAAGCCAAGTATTCTCATTTCCTCTTGGACGCCTTTTGCGGCTATCACACGGCCAGGTGTTGCTTTCGCTGTCGTTTCGTCGTAGCCAGCTGAAACCAGCATTGTGTCTAACCTGTCGTAATCCCCATTAGACACTGCCTCGACGAGTTTCTTAGCAAGCCGTTTCTGTCGCAAAGTGGCCATATCTCATCATAATAGCTCGTTACCCTCCTGTTTAGCCAGTTTCGTTGCGAATGGATCGGTGGGAGATCCGTAAACCTTCTCAAACAATCCGTCGGTGTTGCGTTGGAGTAAATCCTGCCAGTGCCAGTAACGCTGCTCGAATATCTGACGATCAACCTCGGCGGTTCGATAGCTCTGATGTGGTGTCCAGCCCTTACACTTCCAACAAGTAGCGTTGCCTGCACGAAAGAACCAGTTGTCGGGATTCATGCGTACCCGATCTGGGATGACTGGCAGTCGTCCTTGCCAGGAGTGATCTTTGTGGCAGACGTAGCAGCGGACGCGCATAGGCTATTTGGTTTTCCATTCACCGTTCCAGGTTTCGTCGAAGCCGCCAATCTTTTCTGCCGAACCGATCAATTCTCTCAACGAGGCCTGGATCACTTCTTCGAGGCGTTCCACATCGTCTTGCCGCATCGTCATCGCCCAGGTGTAGATCTTCGGGATCACTGAACCAGGTTCAAACTCTGTCGGCTGCTCTTTCAACTTGCCAGCGATTTTATACACAACTGCCTCGGAATCTGGTAATGGAATTGGGCCTTCGAGGTAAATGCCTGGAACGTACATTTCGCCAAAGTGGGCCATAGAGATCAGATGATTGATTCAAGCTCCGTATCCACTCCGTTTCGGTCGTTCTCTTCGAGCAGCTCGTCGCGCGCCAGGGTTTCGTCGTCCGTGTCGAGGATAGCCGCCTTGATGCGTGGTACTGCCTGCTGGACGCGGTAGATGATCTTACGAGAGGCTGGCAGCTTGGTTTCGATGACCAAGATAGCCAAAGAACATCCAAAGGCTATGAGAAGACCCACAATTAGGCCGAGGATGAACATCATGTTGACTCTACTTTATCAGATTTTAGGTGCTTTGTCAATCTTTCCTTGTGGATTCTTTCTAAGACGCCAAACGGAGGCTCTAGAGATTCTACCCATTGATCTACGAGCTTCTGTTTGTTTTTTTCATCACGGACGAGATCCAGCAAGTTCATAAATTCTTTTTGGAAATTCAAACGCCTTGCCATCGCGAAGCATTTTTCCTTCAATAGTTTCAAACGTAACCGTCAATCCCCCTTTGGGAATCGGTTTCGATTTATCCCAAGAAACCTCTGAACCGCACATCTTACAGGTAGCGGTGATTGTGCTAATGCGATGCGTCGCAGTTGATTCCGTTTCGTGATGGTACGACCAGTTGTTTTCCAAACACTTGTTACAAGCTATCATATCGGGCAGTCCTGGAAGCGAAGACAAAAGCCCCCGTAAGTTAAGGGATTTAGTTATTGACGTTGATAGGGTTGTCTCTCCCATCGTCTCACCAGCCTTCTGTACTCGCCCCGCCATGGGGATTGCCTACGTCGATCAGCGTAAGGAGGAACGCTGATCACACGCTGTTATCGGTTTAGTCACTACCGCCCTGGGGTAGCTCCATCGCTCGACATCAGTTCCCGTGACTTGGCTTGGCATCCAGGGGTGGCTCACGGGATTCGCCCGACCACGTTCCCAGCCGTCAGCTCACGGGCATAAAACAAATCCCGCTTGATGTTTTGCGGGATATGTGCGAACATGATCCAGCGAACATGATCCCAAAGTACCACGGAAAAAGACTTCGGTCAAACCTCCGTGGTATTTTTTTGTGGATAACTAATTGACCCGTGTCCCACTCTGTGCTAAAGTAGAGGAACTATGTCAATCAATTTCAATGAAGGAAAGATCGAGTGCGATGAGTGCGGAGAAAGCGAGATTTTTACTGGCTGCGTTCACTACAAGGAATTTGTCGAGGAAACGAAACAAAATGGATGGACGGCCCAACAAGTCGAGGAAACATGGATAAATAAATGCCCGCATTGTTCACAATAATATGCCCCTTTCCCTGAAACAAGAAATCGTCCACGCGCCTCCCCCTCAACCAAAACCACGCTGGAAGCCGTCCAAAGAATATTGGTTTGTGAATCTGTATTGTGGTGTCGGTTGGTCAGAGGTTGGATTCGAACATGAAGAGAAGTTATTTGCTGTCGGCAACTGCTTCCCCACCCGTGAGAAGGCCGAGGCTGCCGCGCAAGCCATTAAAGAATTACTAAATAAACTCAACCAATAAATGTATGACAAAGACGATCACGATTGATGGAGTGGAATACGTCCGCAGGTCTGATGTTAAAGAAGTTTAATTGTGAATAGGGATATGCGAGAAATACGATTTAGAGCATGGCACAAAACATGGTCGAAAGAAAAATCAGATGACATTGATGGAAAGATAAACGGTATGCAACGTGTAAGAAGCATCCATGAAACGCTATCAGGAAATCAGGAAGTACGACTTTGGAACTGGCAGTCATTTTGTCCTATTGAAGACGTTGAACTCATGCAATTTACAGGCCTCCTCGATACGAAAGGAAAGGAATGCTTCGAGGGAGATCTAGGAAAAGATTGTTTTGGTAAACTTTGGGAGTTTCGTTGGGATGAAACTCAGGCGGGATTTCGAGTCAGACTCATTGGTGACGAAAACCTGCCAATAGAGACAATGACGCGTCCAATCGACGGAAGTATCTCCTACAAGAAACCGAACATGGTCAAGCTGGAAGTCATCGGCAACATCTGGGAACACAAACACTTGCTCGAAGGCAAGTAAAAGAATGCCGCATCGCTTTGCAGGGTGCTGAACAAACGCCGCCAGCTCGACCTACCAAATCAGAACGAGGTTAAAAAATGAATTGATAAAGAAATAGGGTATGCAAGAACATCAATTTCGCTTCGTACTCGAAGATAAAGAAAAACTTGTAAGGTTGTTGGCATTTACGTGTGGATGGCAACAGGCTTGGCTATCAAGACAGCGTGAGTCATTAGAGAATCTTTATGGAAGAAAAGCTGATTTGATGGATGCGGCTGTTGAAATGATAGATTATAGGTCTTATCCAGTTGACGATCACAGCTGTCTTGACCATTCGTTTTTACAGGCATTCTTCTCTAGGTTCCCACAAATTGAAATCTTGGTTAGACCAGACCTAACTTTCGTGGATGCGCCTGTTCCCGCGCTGATGGCCGAAAGCTACAGATACGAAGACGCTTGGAAACATCACGCGCAGGTAATGGTGTTGATGGAACCGAAAGAGCGCATCAAATATCTTTACTCATACGTCCCTGAATCTTTCAAAAAGTCCTTGAAGGAGCGTCAAGAGAAGGCGCGAGTCAGAATCAATGAAATGGCAAAGGATTACTAGCCATCCCGCGCCTCTCATCTAAATCCCCGCCAGCCATCCATCCCTGGTAGCAAAGTGGTGAATGACAAAATAATAATTTATGACATTCGCAACAAAATACAAAAATCTAATGAGCTTGTGGGACATGCTCCCCCAAATTATAAAGACAATAGAGCGTCTGGAGACAGAAAATAAAGCATTAAAATTAGAACGAGATCAAGTACGAAAAGATGTAGCACGCCTGCTCGAACTCGCTAAATCTTAATCCAACTTGTGGGATGTGATGGATGATTGAAGGATGCTGGCTCTCGTAAGAAGTCAGGTTTTAAACGGATTCATCCATTCAATCATTCCTTTCATCCCGCAACTAACTATGAAACTTCAACTCCATCAAAAGACCGAGCGCATCATCGGTGCGTTGCGTATTGAAGGCCCCGTGTTCGACAAGATAGAACGCATCGCTAAGAAGCAGAAGACCAGCAACCAAACCGTCATTCGTGCCATCTTAAATCAAGTGATTGATTCGGTGGAAGAATAATATGAACCTTAAACAAGTCCTAGGATATGGCATTTTATCAGTTCCCTTTGTCTTGCTTGTTCTTGGGTTATTTTTGACAGAGGGATGGAGAAAGGGATTGACCATTCTCCTTGTCGCCTCGACCGCGGTCGTCTGCATATTAGTTGGAACCTGGTTGCTTAATTCCTAACCCCTTTGGCCGCCATCCTAACGAATCCTGAATATGACCATTGATGAATGTTTCCAAGCCATAGATAAAGGTGAAGGTTTGTTCTTTTATCCCGACGACATAAAAGAAATCCTCCAACGCTTCGCCCTGGAGTTCGTTACGAGTTGTTTACCAGTAGAAATGAAGATGACGTTAGTGCGTGGAACCGTTGATCCAGACGATTATTACCGCGATGAATATTACGTCGATGGATTTAACTACTGCCGCACCGCGACGTTGGAGGCGGCGCGTAAGATACTTGGTGTATGAACGATTCTTGGTACATTGGTTTCATGGTCGGTTTCATGACAGCTGTTGTGATCCTCGGGATTGCTATTACTATCATTACGTATTGATATGCCCATCCACGACACAATCGAAGAGTTGAAGAAACTGGAAGCGAAGGCGACGAAAGGACCTCGTGATGGCGCACGAGCAATCCTGACAAACATTAAAATTGAAGGAGTTGAGACAACCGAATTGAATCAAGATGAATTGAAGTTTATATCGGCTGTATTGGCGGCCTTCCCCTCCCTCATCGCCGAGTTAGAGCGGTTGGATCGCAGCAACAAGGCCAAAGGCGAGTTCGCTGATAAACTCTGTGATGAACAGGAAAAAGTAAAGCGGTTGGAAGAAGAAGTCCAATACCTTCGAGCAGCATTTGTAGAGGATTCAAAAACGATTATCAACTGCAAAGGAAGCGAATTTCAAAAAACCAAAACGATAGAGCGGTTGGAGAAAGAGAATGAGAAATTGGTGAAATGGCACGAAGGAAACAAAATCCTGTCCGAAAGTTATAGAGGGCAGAACGAAGAACTCACCCGTCTCCGCGAAACGATAGAGCGGTTGGAGAAAGAGAATGAACAGAAAACGGATGCGATTTCAGTTTACGCGATTTGGAAGAAAGATTGGGAATCCCGTGAAGCTAAGTGGCAGAAATACTCAGAGAGTGTAGAGAAGATTCTCAATGCTTTCTACGGTTCGTGGGTTTTAGGTCAGAAGTGGATAGACCAACGTGACGCCGCCCTCGCTCTTGCGCCTAAAAACGAATAGATATGCTCGACCTCCAAAAACTGAAAGACCTCGAATCAAAGGCGACGAAAGGGAAATACGAAGTTGATGAAGATACAGTTTCCGTCAATATAAACTCGTTGATGGAAACAGGTGATGTCTATTTTATCGCGGACGACTTCTTCACTCGTGAGGATGCCGATTTCATCGTCGCCCTCCGAAATTCATTTGGCCAGCTAGTAAGTGAGATTGAACGGTTGCAGGCGATGTGTTTCAAACAGGCGGTTGTTCTTGGCGAAATGCAAACCCAACTAAAGCAAGCCGAAGCTCTAAGATGTCCACATACGATTGGATGATATGCCTTGCAACCATGATGAAGTAAACCTAATCCGTTCTGGTGGTGGTGATCCAAATCCATTACCTATTTGCAAGAATTGTGGAGCTATCATTGTTCAATTAAAAAGACGCACCCCCGAAGAGATACAGGTCTACTGGATGGAACGTGAGGCGAAGTGGCAAGTGTTCGCCTCTCAATTTGAACGCACAATGTTACCTGAAGACCCACGCATGAAACTAAAACCAAACTGATATATCGGTATCAATATGTCATCTAAAACGACACATTGCGAGAAACACGCCAAAGACAGATTTATTACAACTTGCCTCTGTAATCCGTCTCATTGTGCCTCTTGCGCTCATCCAATGACGGGATTTGAAAAGGACTTTATGACACACTTAAAATCCGTATCACTTGAGACAAAAGTCTCTGTGAAGATACCAAGGAACCAAAAGGAAATGGATAAAATCATTGAGAAAATTAAACATGACACATTCTGCAAGCCAGACCATAACGTTGAATCCGACGGAATGGTTGCCTTAAAACTTTCGAGGGCAGATGTTGCTGGACTTATTGTAGCCGTTCAATACCATATAGACGAAAACGAGGACGGACGGGTCGAGCTAAAGCGTATTCGTACCCACTTGGAAAAAGCTTTGAAGTACTAATATGCTCATGTCTCACCTACTAATCTAATAAAATATCAATAAACATATGAAATCAATCATTATCGACGGAGTAACCTACGTCCCAGAAGGAACAATTAAAGGCCAAACAGCTGTGAACACTGACGGTTTGAAATACTGCATTGTTCGTACTTACAGTGCTGGTGTATTCGCTGGTTATCTCAAAAGTCTCGTGGGAAAAGAAGGTATCGTTTTGAATGCTCGACGTTTGTGGTACTGGGCAGGAGCCGCTTCACTCTCTCAACTTGCTATGGAAGGTGTGAGTAAACCAAAAGAATGTAAGTTTCCTTGCGAAGTTAACGAGGTGCAATTATCAGAAGTAATTGAAGTAATCCCATGTACCGAAGAAGCTCAAAAGTCCATCGCTAAGGTGGCGAACTGGAGTGAGTAATATGACCACTACAATCGCGTCAGGCAACGGCTACGGCGACGGCTACGGAAACGGCAACGGCTACGGCTACGGAAACGGCAACGGCTACGGAAACGGCAACGGCTACGGAAACGGCGACGGCGACGGCTACGGCGACGGCTACGGAAACGGCTACGGCGACGGCAACGGCTACGGCTACGGAAACGGCAACGGCTACGGAAACGGCAACGGCGACGGCAACGGCAACGGCTACGGAAACGGAAACGGCAACGGCAACGGCAACGGCTAGGCTTGTATGTCTTTTTGTCTCACCTGTGGCTCTACAACACTATGAAAAAGGCATTAGTTGAACTACGAATTCAAATGGTTATAGATGCGCCGGATTATTCAAATGATCCTGATGAAGAAAACTTAAGTGAATTCTATTTTGAACAACACAAGTGCGTAGAGGATTTGATAGATGAATTGAAGAAGACGCAAAAGGAAGGAGTCTGTAGGTGTAACGATGCCTCTATCCATTTTCTGGGTTTTGAAGGCGGAGAAAACAAACTGGAACAACCTGAATAAAGTAGTATAATGGATTAGCCAATGGTAGCGCGAGCTGGCGAGGTTCCGTCTTCGTCGGTTCCGTCGAGTACATAGTTTACGCGTTGAATGGTTCGATTCCGCCCTGGTGGGCAACGGGTTCGGCTGTGTACTCAACAGAACGAAAGCTCAAAAACTTGTTCATTTGATTGAGTTCATGAGGCGGCCGAGGAGTCGCTAAAAGGTGCATAATGAGACACTGGGGAGGCTCAACCAAGGCCGCAAGGCTGTATTACCAAGTGTGTCTGCCCGTCAAAGCGGGCCGTGAACTCTATTGAATGAATATGGCTTAGTAATACGCAAGCCTGCGAGTATAAAGATCGTAGAGGATAAGATTCACGACATAATCGCTAAGCCCCACTGGGCCGAATCATTTGAGTGATATGGAAGAGAAACCAAAAATAGATAACAAGAGAACGCTATCACAGAATCGAGCTTTGCATTTATACTTTACTCTCGTTGCCACGTCTTTGAATGCCGCTGGAATAGAAATCAAGGCGTCACTCCCCGACATGGAGA